TCCCCCATGACCACGGGATATGAGTTTTGGTGCATTGGGGAACCCGCTTGTAATCGTCGTAACGTACTCATTTTATATCAGAAGCCGGTTTCTTGTCAATCCGGGTCATACCAGATACTCGCAAAGGTAGTTCTCAAAACTATCGAAATCGCCCCAGCAGGCCGTGTCCTTTTCCTCGACCTTTTCCCAAAGGTCTCGGCAAGCAAGGTCGTACTGGAGCGTATCAGCATCGAGGTTTCTGTGTAGACAGTACGCTGTCCACAGAGATTTGAACTGGAGTCTGCATACCTCTTCGCTGAGGTCTGCTTCCTCGGCATATTTCAGAAGGTAGTCAAACTCCTCATTTCGATTGTACTTGCAGGTGTCCTTGACGGTATTGTAGTCACAATCATCTTCGTACTCGCCATCGGGCGTATGCTGGCAGGCATCGCAGAGCATCAACCTTTTGCCACACACCGGGCAATACGCCTTATAGCCGAGAGTCTCCACGTCCCACGCCATCTCGATTTCTGTGTTGCAGTTGGGACACCACTCTGCAACGTACCCGCTTCTCTCACTGCTGCTCGTCATTTCTCTCAATCCTTTCTCTGCCGCGAGTGACCCTTGTAGGATACTGCGGGCAATTTTCTCTGTACTCTTTCTGACGCTGGCGAATCTCTCTCAGTGAGAACTCGTCCAGCTCGTGCTCCCACCCCCGACCGTAGTCAACGAAGAGGCGGTAAACATCACGAGTCTTTCTCTGGTATGCCATTTTCCTCAACCTCCTTCAGCTCACCTTTAACATAGAGCGATTGTTTGTAGTGGCGGTGTTCTCTCATAATCTCGGCCCATTCCTCGTTGGAAGGCCGGTAGTCCCTCCAGTGGTCCTTGATTCTCTGTTTGATTCTGGCAGCCCTGTCGGGCTTCACTATGATTTGAATGGTCGTGCGGCTCACCCCGAACTGCTTCGCCAAGGGCCTCATACCGCACACTCCCGACTCATAGATACGGAGAATCTCGGCCTTCTGCTCCTCGGTTAGCTTCCTGCGGCGGTCTTGGTTCGGCTGGAGTGGTATCTTTTCGGACTTGTACGGCATCAGAATCACCTCCTCAGATTCGCTTGCCCTGCCAGAACGGGTCATACTGGAAAGCTACATCGTACATCAGCCTGCCGGTCTGCTGGTCGTGGAAGGTACTCACGAATAAGTCCCTGTGATACCCATTGTCTTTGCACCACTGGTTCACGACCCTCTGTGTCATCGGTGTAGCGAATATGTAAAGGTCGGAATAGTGGTGAAAGAACTCCTCCTTCGGATAGCCTTCAGCGACCAGCCTCTCCATCAACGTCATCATCGCTCTCTCCCTTCACTTTGTACTTCACATCTGCTCCGAACCTGCCTTGCAGGTAGGAAACTGCCGCCTCAACGGTAGGTGCGATATTGTGGAAGCCCTTCGCAGTAATCTCGTAGCCCCACGCAGGAATCTTTGCCTTTTGGATAGTGAATACCAATGCGCCCACCCCCTTATACCTCAAAATTATCAAGAGCCGCTCGTTTTGCAGCCCTTTTCCCCAGCTCGTCAGCAATGAGCCTTTTCACGGTTCCCCATTGAATAAGCAGGTCCTCGGCGTAAAACGGATTCTTGTAAATACTCTCACCAGCTATGGGGTCATCGCAGAAATGCTGTCCCAAACCGCCTGTCCTGTACCAAATGTCACCGTCGTGGCTAAACCCGAACGAGTGCTCATATTCTCTCGTGTAAGAGCAGGGATAATACTTGAACTCACCGAACTGCACTGATAAGCTGTCGCACTTGCGAAGCATCGGAATGTAGTTGGACCTGACATAATCAGCAATCTTGTGAAGGTTTTCTACCAGTTTATCTCGTTCCCGTGCTGTCATCATTACTCATCCTCCTTATTGTGCCACTGAAGTCCCCTTGCTTTGTAGAGCGGAACCCAATGTTCGTCAAAGAACGAATACCCAGCCCCGTCAATTCCAAAGAAAAACCCGAACTCCTCGTGCTCGTAAATGCGGAATCCGCACTCGGACATTTTCTGAATACCATCTCCTTCCTCCAGCCACCAATCATCGCAGGAATCGCCGAAGGACCACATCGTTCCCCACATCGGCAGTGAACCATCACGCTCAACCTCGAAGTCCTCCTTGCCGACCTGAATGGAAACTCCATCGTTCAGCTCGATAAGATAAATCCCATCGGGCTTCGTCATGTTAGAAATGACCCCGTGGTGTTCGAGCGTGTCCCACTCATCCTCCAGCTCATAGACATAGACCTCATCGCCGATTGCGGGTTCAGTAACCTCCCGCCACTCGTCTGGGTTCTCCCTTATCAACCTGTCCAACATTCCCTGCGGAATAGCGTTGAACTGGCTGACCCAGAGTTCTGCGGCCTCTCGTACCGTTTCATACACCCTTGTCATCTCGAACGCCTCCTTCCACCATCTCATAGTTACGGAGCAGAACCGCCGATACCGGCTTCTCGTACTCCACATAGCCCCAAGCCTCTCTGCCAATCTCTTCACAGAAAGTCCTCTCATCGTAGTTCTCTATCGAAAGAACTCTGTTCCCTTGCGGTTTGGGGAACGTCCCCGGCATCGCGGGCCGCTGCGTCAGGTAGTATCTATACACTGTGAACACCTCCTCAATGATAAAGCTCTGCGGCGAGCCGCACTCTGGACTTAATGCCCACCCGTGCCAGCTCTGCTATCCGGCGTTTGGCGTCCTCCATCGTCTGATAGGTGCGGATGCTCCACTTCCAACGCCCGTTGTACTTGACCTGCAATGTAAACATCATCGCTCCTCCTTTACGCCACCAGCGCAATGTTGTTCTCTGCGGTGAAATAAGTATCGCCTTCGGGGGTTTTGATTCCGACTCGAACCTCCCAGCTCCACCAGTACCCGTATTTGGAATAGTTCCTCATTCCAATCCAAAATACTGTTCCCGTGGTGCCAATAGGAACCTTCCGTCCCTTGATGACCCTCACTTCCTTGTCGAGCCACTTCTCAAACGCTTGAAGCTCCATCAATGCGCCGGGGTTATCCTTTTGGTAGCAGACACCCTTGTACTCCGAACGGTTTTTCATATCTCTGAATTGTTTTGCGGTCACCTTCTGCACCCCCTTTACTCTTCGTACCAGACGCTGTATCTGCCAGCGTAGCACTCAATTTCGGGCTTCATCTTTTTCCATTCGCTCATAGGGATTCGGTCGTACTCTCCAGTCCAGCTATCGTAAAGAATGACTGCTCGTTCTTCCATCGTGCTACCTCCTGTATTTACTATATTTATAATTTTTCTTCCTACATTATTATTATAGTAAACACAGTCCCTAAGGGCAAGGCTTTTCTTGCGATTTTGTAATTTTTCTCGATTATTTACCATTCGGTAATAAAGGGCAAAAGAAAAGGCCCTCTCACGAGGGCCTCCCTTCAAACTGCGTAAGTGTCCCGTAGGTTCCTTGCTTCTTCCGCTGGGCAGAGGGTTATGAAGTTTCCCACGCCGTCCCAAGTGGTGTAGTGCGCTACGAAGAACTGACCGCTGTCAGACTCAAACAGCTCCATCCACCAGCCGTTGTCGGGGTCCGTGTGGCATATCGGCTTGGCCTTGGCTGTGTCGTACACCACGCCATCAATCTGCTTCCGAATACGAGGGCCGGTAGATTTTCCGGGGAACTCTGCCAGCTCCTCCGTGTCTGCATCGACCAGCACCACTTTGTAGCCGAGGTACTCAGCGGCATCCATCAACTCCTGTGCTTTGAGGCAGTTACGGGATATTCTACGGCTAAAGGTTGAAGCCTTTGCGCCGAGGTGTGCCGCCACCTCTTTGTTAGGCTTTTTTCGGCTGGCAATCGCACCTGCCAGAAGTTCTGCTGCCGTCATCTCATCACCTCGCTGTAATCTGCTGGAGCAGGTCTGTATACATCGTCTGGAGCAGAGAGAGCCGAGCTTCGGACTCCAGCAGCTTCTTCTCCATATCTCGAAGAGCTGCCGCAGGCACCACAGGGGGGGCGGTACGCTCTACAACTTTTTCCACTGGCGCAAAGTTATCAAGTGACAGTGATACCAGAAGTGCAATATCCACGCTCTGCATCTCGTTCTTGGAGCACTCTCCGCAATAATCGCCGACTCTCTCCACCGCAACGGTATGAACCTGTTCGCAAAGTGCGATGCTCTCCTTGCCTGTGGCCCTGATAACAACGTGAGTGGGGAGGTCGTGCTTCGGCTGGGTGGTCAGATACACCACCTCCACCGTAGAGCTGCTCTGATTCCCTTTATCATTGGAAACAATGATTGCGGGCCTGCCCGCCCTCTGTTCGGAGCCACACTCGTTCCCGTAGGACTGGATGTAGTAAATCTCTCCACGTTTAATTGTCATCGTCAGCACCCTCCATATCGTTCACAATAGTTTGCAGTGTCTCATCAATCCCGTCGTAGTTGAACATCACTTCCGAGTGGTCCTTCAGGTACTCAACGCAGGCGCTCACCAGCTCCGGCGTGATTTTCTCTTCAGGAATGTCCAAAATCTCTCGCAAACGGAACGGGACCTCGTCCTCAATAAAGTGATACAGCGGATGCTCCAGCATTGAGAGGGCCACCAAGAGCGCCTCGTCCTGCTCTGCAACGAACTTGTCAAAATCGCTTACAGGTTCACCGCTCATTGTGGCCTTGTCAATGGCAATCCGCTCTCGGATGATGTCAGCGGCCTTTGTTCTATCCATAGCGTCTCCTTTCAGAACCCAGAAATCTCCTTTGATGAACTCCTCTGCGGCGTAATGAACGCATCTACCACAGGGGCCTTTACTGTGCGCTTCGTAATGGTGGGCGCAGTAATCGCAGTCACCCCGAACCATGCTCCGCAGCCAATCTATCTGCTTGTCCTGCTCGGTAGCAATTTGCCTCCAGCGGATATTCTCCGCTCTGAGGGCTTCCATCTCTTTGCGGTGTTGCTCTTCCTGTACCTCAAGGGCCTTCTGTGCTTCACCGAGCGCCCTGTACACCTCAGAGCCTCCGCAGAGCGCCTTGTTTATATTTTCACTCATTGACATCAATCTCCCTCCCATACTCCGTCAGGCCTCATCTGAGCCAGTGCCAAGAGCTGATAGAGAGGTCTTATAGCGTTCGTTCTGGCGGGCAGCCAATAGCCGGTCGCGCCCTGCTCAATGCACTGTTTGGCTTCCTCGTAGGGCAGCTCCTCATCGGAGTCCTCCAGACCAGCGATAGCCTTCTTCAGTACCGGAATGCTCTCAGCGCCGGAAAGGCCGTAGATACTGCGTATGCCCTTTTCTCCGAAGGCGTAATCCTTGTAGTACCACCGAGCGTAATTGTAGGTAATATTCACCCACATCTCGTCAGTCCCTCCAATCGCGTATGTACCGCCTCGCATCTGGTGCGGGGCATCCATAGTCAGCGTTTCACGGGTTACGGGGTCCACCAGCGAAATATCGTAGCTCATTCTGCCAACCTCCTTAGTGCATCAACAAAATCATCAAATTCCTTCATGTGTCCTACCTTGACCAAAGGGTCGTTCTCCCGAAAGAGCTGAACTTTCTCTCCATCGTAGTCGAGGCAGGTGTACCCTTTGTGCCTGTACCGGCCCTGCCGGATGGTGCTCTTTCCGAGATACACCATGAGCCTTCTGGGATTGTGCTCACCAGCGAACCTGTTTTCTACAATGTCCCCTTTGATGAACTCCATCACTGCATATACCTCTCCTTGCCGGTGTACGGCTGTTTCAGCCATTCGGCAACGCACTTCTCGCACTCGTTATCGCAACCAGCATAGTCATGCTCGCCAGCTTTGCAGGCATTCGTGTAGCTCCAGTTGGGGAGAAATAGCTCCAGTTCAGCATCGGTCATTTCTCGAATCCTGTCAGCATTGGTCTTTTGACGGAAACAATTTTTGTGCGGCCCCGTGTGTAGTCCGGGGCAATTTTTCTCTTTACCGCAGTCTTTGCACTTCATGGGTCATACCTCATTTCAAATTTTGGGCATCCGTAGGTTTCTGCGAATCCGCTACCTTCTTCTGGGTGCAGGTCACACCAACCATTGGGGCTTGTCAGGCCATCTGTGGAAAAATGGTTGCAGTAGTGACAGCACTCGTAGAACTTACCACTGGAGAACCCATCGCAAATATCTCTCAGTGTGCAAACCTCTTTCAACCCCGGAACCCTGTCAAAGATGGGGTGCGGAGTGCGAACCCACCACTCTGTACCGGTTTTCTCTTCCCGCATGGTTTGTGGGAAGGTTGCTCCGTTCTCCATGAACCATATAGGCTGAATTTCTTTCTCAGGAAGGTCTGGCAGGGGCATCCAGTGTGTAATGGTTTCCTCAATCTCATCGTTAATCCAATCCGGGAAATGGACGGGGTATTGGAAGTTACCGTCCGGCCTAAAGCGAAGGATTGTCACCTTGCACTGGTTCCCTCCGAGGCTCTCCGGGGCCTTACGGCGCAACGCCACTAAGTACCTGCCCGGTTTTTCTGGGGATTCCTCGCGGATGTCCACCCACTGTCCGGTGCTCTCCAGTGTGGCATCAACTGATTCGAGGTTCGCTATCTCCGACCAAGCGGCAGCGTAATCTCCGCTTGTCCTCTTTACAATGTCGAGCGCATCCGTTTTCTTAATAAGCTCGTCCATACGACCTCCTCAATCCACTGTGGTGATATAAACGATAATCGCCTTGGTCCAAGGCAGCGCGTCGTAGTGTGCTCTGCACTCACTTTCGGACTCCGGCAGTTTCTCGAACTCCTCATCTGTGAGGTATTTTTCAAGGGTATCGAATACATCGTCCCAGCTCTTGAACGCCATGTAATCGTACTTTTCACACATCAGGTACTCATCCACGGAAGCGTGTCCCCATGCCCCACACCAGTATCCGCTGTCATCTCCGCAGATTTCGCCATCCACCATTGGAACCACAGGTAGGTCTGGGTTTTCCCTCATCAGCCGAAAAAGTTCTTCTCGGTTCTGCTTCTCTCGTTCAGTAATCACCGTACATCCTCCTTCGGCGGGCAGAGCAGAGGCATCCAGTAGTCTGGAAGTTCATCCGCAATCCTGTCCCAATAGTATTTCCATCGCTCAACACGCCTGCCTCTGACCAACGACCTCTCGTAAATCATCGGCCTGCTTCGGTTGTTGCCCTTATAGGCAGTGAGTACCATCACTGAGCAGTAATCACTGTCAGGTAGCTTGGGCAACCGTTCTTCTACTGGAATCCACTGTATGTCCTGCAACTCTTCGGGTGTGTAGCCCGATTCCTCGTAGGCTGCCAGCTTCAGAACCGCCTCGTCAATGCTGCCGTCAATGCCCCAAGCTCCGCTGGGATATTTCTTCGTCAAGCGGGTCACTCTTCACCACTCCCTTCACAATCCAGCCACTCGTTGTAGCAAGCGGGCATACACCCTGCGAAACCCTTGTCCGAATGGGAGATTGCCCAGTGAATCAGGTACTCAAGGTACTTGTGCCACTTGCTTTCCACCTTTTCTTCCTCCTCACACTCAACAGAGACCAAGAGTGAAGGGCTAAGAGTTAAAGCGGGCCGCACCCCAATCGAATTGTTGTAGTGCCAGTAGTTGTAGCTACCACTGGAGAGGACGAACCAGACGTAGTTGGCACTGTGGGTGCGCGGGGAGCGGCTGGGCGTTTTCCACGGTGTTGCGAGCCAGTAGGGGGTGTCAATTTTCGGAATGATGTCGTAGTATTTCCCGTATTGCTCCAGCGTGAGCAGACCAGCGTGGACTCTCGCCACCCCATATTCGTGCTGTCCAAGGGTACACTTGAGGTCAAGCTCCATCTCAAGAATGTCGCGGTCCAACTCTGCACCTGCTTCTACCAGTTCTTCGAGATAATCCCCCTCAAGGTACGCCCTCACCGAGCTGTCCCAGAAATTATTGGGAGCAGACTCGGATTCGACGTTCTCTTCTCGGAAAGGCATTTCGCATACTGCATCAGCCTCCAGAACGAAAACGCCTTTGTCATCACCGTCCAGAACGGTGTATGCATGGCCCCAAATCTCGAAGTTCTTTCCAAAAGGGACATCCGCGAGCTTCATTTTCTTCATCATTCTTCATCATCCTCCTTAAATGCCGCCAGAAAATCTTCATCAGAGGGAAGTTCGTCAATGCTCCACTCTGCAACCAACCGAACTCCGCTATACCCGTTCTCTTCAAGGTCTCTCAGGAAGTAGAACCTGTCCTTCTCTGTGAGTGGCTCACTGCCGAAGCCCCTATAACCCTCGAAGGTTCTCTTGTCGAGGTCAATGACCCAAGCCCATTCGCAGAATAACCCGTCCGCAGCAAACCCAATCTGGTTCTGGAGCATCATCCCATCTGGGTGGTCCTGTACCATCTGAAGTATGGTTGCGCCGGTGTCCCTGCTGTACTCTGGGTGGTCTTTCTTCATACGGTCGGCATCGTCCATCGAAACCATTCCATTGTCATCTGCTCCGTACTGCTTCCAAAGAGCCGTCAGTTCATCTCCTGAGATAAATGAACTGTTTCTCAGGGCTGACTTGAACTTCTCTTCGTCCATAGAACGGAGGAAATTCAATGCCGTCATCCCTTGTCCTTCGGGGTAGCCATCCCACTGTCCATACTGGGCAATTTTATACTCGCCATCGAGATAAACCGCCGTCAAATTTCTCGTTCCCATTGTGTACCTCCTGTTGTTCCGTTTTCGTAATATTTCCTACTACATTATAATTATAGTAAGATTTGAGCGTTTGGGCAATAGCTTTTCGCAACATTGTGGCAAGAATTTCTGAAAATTTACCTTTTCGTAAAATTTAGGTCTGCTGGTTTTCGTCCCTGTGTATGGTCTTGCTCGTCCAAGCGCCGGAGTAAGCTCCGAGCGACTCGAACTGCTCAAAGAGCGAGTCCCTGATTCCATCGAGGTATCTCTGGAAGTGGCGTTTCTGGAGGTTCTGTCTCCAGTCATCGCCCCAGCCCTCATCTCGCTGAAGCAGCTCCACCGCCAAGCTCCACTCGTTATCCTCCAGCGCAATGTAAAACAACTGGTTCTGGAGGATAGCGTGTTTCTCACGCTCAACCCACTTGTCGCAGGGAACGAAACTGGGGAACTTCTTCCGCAGGGAGCTTTGCAGCTCCTCGATAACGTCATCCTCCCACCACTGTGTGTCAATATCGCTGTACTCCCACAAGCACAGGTCCTCGAAAGGAATGTCTCTGCGCAGCTTCAGCTCAGGCTCCTCAGCGGCTGTTGAACCAATCGGGCGGTACACGCAGAGGTCATCGTTGTCTATGTAATAAAGGCCCTCGCACTTTCCGAAGGTGCAGACATTTCCTCTTCCCATCAGTGCCACCTCCTCACCAAATCCGGTAAAGCCCTGCCGCCATCGACCTCTTGATTCCAATGCACCCAAACTCCGAACAATCGGGCATATCCTTGTTGTAAACGTAGCAGAGCGGTTCGCCGTTCAGAAGGTCGGCCCTGTCTACCTCCCACTCCTCTTCGTAATCGCTGACGTAGAGGTAGGAGTCCATCACTCCGAACTGTGTGTAAGAGCGAATCACCGAATAGACCAGCGCATTGTGGCTCTTCTCGAAGTCTCTCACCAGCTCCAGCTCTTCTCCTTCGACCCAAAAGTAGGCTCCCAGAGGAGGTTCGCTCCGGCTCAGGAGGCCCTGCTTTTCAAACTGCCGGATAGTCGGGCCGTAAATGCCCAGCTCTCTCATGCGGCGTACTGCTTCCGCCTTTTTCTTCTCAATGCTCACGTTCATTACTCGTCATCCTCCTCAAAGTCATCGTCGGGAATCAGCTTGTCCGCCAGCCTTGCGAGAAACGGTACTCTCGGAACCACGAACTCCATCAGGAACCCTCCTATTCCGAGCATCAGGAACAGCCCTGAAAGGTACAGGGCCACCAGAATCAAGTCCTCTACCACCGTTTTCACCTCCCCTCAATGCTTGTAGTAGACCGCCGGGTTTCCGTTTTCGTCCCGGAAGTGATACCATCGGGTTTCCCCGTCCTTGCAGAACCCCATGTTTTCAACTTCCACCAGAGCGCAAACACCTGCTGCCATATCGCCCGTCATTGCAAAATAGGTGCTCTCTGCTCGTATCTCGTCGAGCGTCATCCTTCTGCGCTTTATCGTTCCGTACATCTCTCTCAACCTTTCTCCCCGTATAGCCGATAGGCCAGCTATGTGTGTTATCGGACTACCGAGACCCTGCGGTCGTTGTCATAGAAGTCTGCGGAATACTTCATCTCGTAGGAGTTCGGAACCACCTTCACCTTCAGCGAACCGGTCCGAACGGAGACGTCCAGCAGCTCTACCTGAACCGTGTGAATGTAGCACCCGTTCGGGGTACGGTAGTGTCCGGACTTGTCTGTGACTGCCATTGTGTAGGTCTTGCTGCATCTGGGTCTGGGAAGGCTGTTCACTACCTTCTTCATCTGCTTGGCGAAGTCCTGCTTGGAAAGGCTGCTCTGCATATACAGCTCCTCAATGAGCTTGTACTGCTCTCCAGTAACCTCTCGTCCCACCAGCCGCTCAAATTCAACCTGCATCATCGTTTTATACCTCCAATTTTACTATTCTTATAAACTTCCTACTGATGTTATAATTATAGTAAACTTCCCTCGGTAGGGCAAGGGGTTTCAAGAACATTTTTATAATTTTCTCTTGGAATTTACCTTTTGGTAAGATTTCGGCGCACTCCAGCGGTATGGCGCACAGGAGGGCCTATACAGGGCGTTCTCGTTTGGGAGTATAATTTCTCCTGCGGAGCGTTTCGGCCCAATCCAACCACTCTCTCATCGGAAATAGCAGCATCTACGCCTCGCCCAAGGAGCTACGGCGTTGATATGTAGTAGACTCTCCCTGACTTCGGTCGTGTCGTAGGCGAGCCGCCGAGCGGTAGCTATACCCGAAACCAATACCCGAAAAATCGAAGAGTACCTTTTTCTTTATCATTTTCATTTTCAATTTCATCTTCATATTCAATTTCATTTTCATATTCAGAGTTTGCCGGGCATTTTGCCGGATGCTTTGCTGGAGAGTTTGCTGGAAGATTTGCTGCGGCAAAATTCTCTGGAAACAAAAATAAGCCCCCAACCATTTAGGCTGAGGGCTTATCTGAGTCTGTTACACCACGTTCAGGTACTTCACAGCTACCCACGAGGCGATTTCTTTGAGGAGGGCTTCTTTCTCCCCTTTATGCGTAGCAATCTGCGCCACCGTGTACTGCTTTCCGATAACAAACGAAGGGACTTTCGTGCCTCTCGCAGTGGTCAGGCCGCCGTACACAGCGCCAGAGTCTACGGTAACTTTGCTGCCAACCTTGACCTCTGCTGAGGATGTAGAAGCAGTGCCGGTCTTGGTAGCGTAGTCGAGCGAAATCCAACCAGCACCAGATTTCAGTTTGCCCCACTTGGAGGCTCCAGTGCCATCGGACTCGGCAACGATAGTGTAGACGCCGGGCTTAATGAAGCCCTTGCTGCTGTAATTCGTGCCGGGGCCAGAGCGGATGTTCAGGTCGCTGGCGGTAATCTTGACGGTGTAGTTGGTGGTAGTAGTGCCGGACGGTTTGCTGGATGTGTTGCCGCCAGCGTTGCCGGAGGTGCTGCCGCCAAGCTGTGCTGTAACTTTGCTGGCGAGTTCGCCCATGCGAGCATACATCCAGTCACCGGGGCAGCTCTTGTTGGCGAACCAGCGGTGAACGGTCAGCACCATCTCATCAGACTTCGGAGAGTAGTTGAGGGTCTTGGTCTTGTCACCGAGCCAAAGGAGCTTTTTCTTCCCGTTGCGCTTGCAGATGTCCACGCACAGTTTGATGAGCTTCTGGTACACCACGTCTTTGAACGCATACGGAGCAGAAGCATCAGAAGCGCACTCAATGGTTACGGCCCGCTGGTCGTTTGCATTGGAGGACGTACACCAAGAACGGTTGGCTTCATTCACACACAGCAGTACACGACCGTCTGCTCCGATACCGTAGTTGCAGCTCGCTTGCTTAGAGACAGGCATAAAGATATTACCCAGTGTCTCCACAGAGCACTGGCCCACAACGCAATGAGGGGTGATTCGGTCAATGGAGTGAGTTCGAGCGCCGGAATGGTTTGGGCTGAGTTTGGTGTAGGAAACCAGAGGACTGTTACTCATCTTCATCGTCCCCCTTTCCATCACCCTCGCAGAAACCGGCAATAGTGTCCTCATCTACAACATCGCCTTCCTCGTCGTAGATGTAGCCAGTTTCCTCGTCGTAGTTGAGGGTGCCTACATAGGGAAGGTCGTCGTCAATCTCCTTGTTGTAGTAACGGAGATTGAGTTCAGGTTTTTTCTTCTCAGACATGATTTATTCCTCCTTCTGGGTATCGGAACCAGCCTCGGCGGGCAGCTCAAGGGTGACAGTCTCAGGAAGTTCCACAACGGGAATGACACCCTGATTCAGCTCGTACACAGCGGATTCAATAAGTGCATCGAGCTTTGCCTCGTCAACCGTGATTCCATGCTCACGGAGCCACTGGATGACATATGCCTTCTTCTCTTCGCCGCGACCGCTGCCCTTATAAATCTGCTCGGCGGCAGAGACGGCAATCTTCACCCAAGCGTTGATTTCTGCCTGCTGCTGCGCCGTGGTCTTGGAGCGGATATAGGGGATGACGAAGGCGGTGATAAGGGCTGCGATAAGAGCCGCAACCGCCTCAATGATGGGGGTGATGTCGTACATAGTAGTTCCTCCTTATAAAGTCATAAAATCACCCCTTGCCGGTTTCATCTTCCGGCAGGGGGTTGCCATCTGCGTCAAGCCGGTGTTTGTTACGGCTGACCTTTTCTCCGAGGCTTTTGCCCGCATAGGTAATCAAGTACCCAATACAGGCGGTAAAAACGGTGGTGGTCACATCTGACACGGACTCCCTATAAAAGATGGGGAGAGTGTACGAGGCAATAACCGCTCCAGTAGCGATAGCCGTCGCCCACACGGCGAGAATCTTTGAGAACTCCATTGGCTTCTTCTTCGCCTTCTCACGCTTGCGCTTCCTTCGCCATTTCTTCCACCACTTTACGAGTCCGTCTAACAATTCATCGCCCCCATCTCCTTTCCTGTATCACTATCTCTATGGCACCAAGGACCGCCAAGAAAAACAGCCTCAGCAGCCACATATCATTCGTCCAATAGGGCATGAATGCCCTGTTCCGCTAAAAAATCCTTCTGTTTATGCTTGATGTCGGCGGCGTACTTCAGCGCAGCCTCCATGTCTCCGTTCGTGTGACCTCGCTGCATGGCATGGGCGGTGGCTTCACCGAGGGCAATGCTGGCTCTGGTGCTCTGGACGATGAGAAGAAAGAGTTGCTGCTGGTCAGCGTTCTTCTTATCCTGAGAAGCCTCTCTCGCTTCCATTCGGGTTTTCAGCCTCCACACAATCAGGCCCATGACCGCAGAGGGAACTCCCATTGCGGCGATGAACGCCACAACGAGGTCCACGAAATCTATCTGAACCATTTGGGACACCTCCTCACAAAAGTAAAAAACGAAAAGGCCCCGCCACACGGCGAGGCCCTCCCGTTCTTCAGTGATTACTCCTCGACTTCGACTTCGAGGTCAATCAGGATGCCACGGACCTGCTCACGGATGAGAGCGGGGACCTGCTCCAGAGTCTTTTTGCCCTTGACAATCAGGGTAGCGTAGACAACAGCCATTACTTTCACCTCCCTCCACAGCAGCAGTTTTATGAGAAACTCTCGCAGGAAAGACATTACTGCTCACCTGCCAGAATTGCCTCCACTTCAGAACGGAGTGCAGCAGGGACGTCATCAATGGTTTTCAGCCCCTTTTGGATGAGAGAAGCATAGATTCGTGCCATCTTACACACCTCCAATCATGGATTCGTACACGTCGCAGAGCGCAAGCTGAGTCATGGTCAGCTCGTCCGCCAGGGCGGTCACCTGCTCCGTGAGCTGCTCGTTTTCTTCGGCGAGCTGCTCGTTGGTTTTCTTCTTGTTCAGCTCCTTGATGGAGTCAATGCGGATTCTTTTCAGACCCATTACTGGAAACCTCCTTGGATAGAAGTGATATAGCCGCCTTCGTCAGAGTCGCCACGCTCGGCAGTAACCCTGAAGTTGAAGGCAAAACCATTCGTTGCGGTATCGTTCTGGAACAGGTAGTTCCGACCGGCCTTTGCCTCGTCAGTGCAGTCCTCCCACACCGGAGAATCGTCCTTGGCGTTGTTCGTGACCTCGACGGTGTAATCGGCGTCGTCAGGAATATGACCGGTGACCGTGATGGCGCAGATGCTGATGGCATCATCGGCATCCATAGGCTCCTCAAGGGTGATGACCGCCTTGACAACCTTCTTCGCAAAGGTCAGTGTCAGAGTAGCAGTTTCCTTGCCATCGCTGGCCTCGATGACCATGGTGTGGTTGCCGTTGAGCAGCTTCATGAAATACTCGCCGGTGACAGCGAAGCTGTTGTTCTGGTTCTTCGTGGCGGTGAAGGTGCGCTTGACGTTCCCGTCCATCTTCTCGGTAACGGTCACGGAATCCGCAGCATCCTCATCGTTCACGGAGTAGGACACGGTGAACCCGCTGGTCTTGGTGCCGAGATTCTGGTTATTGGTGTAGTCGCAGGTGATGACCGGGGCGGTGTTATTGTTTACCGTCCGGGTCGGCGAGGTGGTGTAAGCGGATTCGGCGTTGTAGGCGTCGTATGCCTTGACACGGTAGGTCACGCTCTCCCAGCCCTTGGTGATGGTATCGGTGTAACTCAGAGCGTTGTTCTTGAGCACCTGAGTCCATTCGCCATCGCCAACCTTGCGCTCCAGAATGTAGCCGGTCACATTAGATTCGGCGTCACTCGAAGCGGACCAAGTAATTTGCAAAGTGGAGCCGCCCTTCACTTCGGAAGGAACCGAGATAGAAGGCGGTGCGGAGGGTGCGGTGTTATTGATGACCTCAATCTGGGCGCTGGTGCGGTAGCCGCTCTGCTCGCCGTTCGAGTCATACGCCTTCACTCGGTACATGACGCTCTGCGTACCGTAGGCCACGGTGTTCTGCGTCGAGGTGGCGTTGCCCTGATAAATCTGGCTCCAACTGCTGCCGCCGTTGTCCGAGCGTTCCACGATGTACCCCTCGAAGTTGCCGTCCGGGTCGGTACTTGCGCCCCAAGAAATCGTGATGGACGAGCCACCGGAGATATTCTCAGGCACATTGATGGAGGGCGGTACGGTCGGGGGCTGGTTCGTCTGGACGGAGCCATCGTCAGAGACCGAGAGTGAAGAGTCAAGAACCAAAGCGGGCCGCACCCCAATCGAATAGTCGCAGCCCCAGAGGTTGCAGTAACCATCGGAGACGACGTCCCAGACGCCGATGGCATTGCCGGTGTGCGGGGAGCGGAGCCACCAGTCGGTGGCGGACCCGTTCAATTTAGCGATGCGCTTGTTATTAGCGGATGTCCCAGTACCAGAGCTGAAATAGGAGAGCTTTGCGCCGTCACGGGGGAAGTACGAGCTATCACTGGTGGAAAAGCCCACCTCATAGCCGGACAGCAGGAAAATCTTGCAGCTCAGGCCGTTCGCCCCGGACGCCACAGAACCACCGGAGCCAGTACCGTTCTGATAGGGGATTTTTACCTGCTTGATGGCGTTCTTGATGTCATCGTCGAACAGGTTCAGGAAGGTCCCGTTCAGGTAGGAGTGGATGTCCGAGTTCTTGTAGTCGTTGTTCGAGCCGTCCCATGTGCGGTTGGCATAGATGTCTTTGAGCAGCAGCCAAGTGCCGTTGCAGCTCGAATCGTACATACTGGACGGAAGGCCCTGATGTACGACCAAGAAGTCTCTCGGACTGCCTCCGAGATTCAGCTTGACGGTACTGCCAACTGACATCGAGCCGAGTTGAGTGCTCATATTCTGATTTCCTCCTTTATGATGTTTTCCACCCTCTTGCGGTATCTGTCACGCAAGATGTAGGTGTTACCGTGTGCGGCGTGGGCGTTCCACGCCTGAAAGCTGACGATGATGTCCTCTTTGCTGACTTCGCCTTTCGGGTAGGCTTTTGACCAGTACCGCAACCGGGCGTTCATGCGCTGAATGGAGGACCGGCGCAGTTTCATCACTACTTTGCCCGTCTCGGTAAGGTAGGTATGGAAACCGCAGAAATCAATCCCGTTTCGCAGCGGGAAGATTGCCGTTTTCTCGTTCAGCTCCAAGCGCAGGTTGGAAAGATAGGAGCGGATTTCTTTCAAGCAGTACCGGAGATACTCCTTGTCCTCATGGATGAGGTAGAAGTCATCCATATACCGCCCGTAGTACCGAATCCGCAGTCTCTCTTTCACAAAATGGTCGAAGTCATCAAGGAACAGCAGCGCCAGTAACTGCGATGTCTGATAGCCCAGCGGAAGCCCGTCTGAGGTGTCTATATAAGTACACATCAGCTCGAACACCCTGTCATCCTCAACCCGTTCCCTGAGTTTTGCTTTCACAAGGTTGTGGTCGATGGAAGCAAAGAACTTTCTGACATCGCATTTCAAAACCCATCCGTCAGCGTAATCCCACTCGCTCATAGGCTTGTAGGGCAAGCCATGCGACCTGCGGTACTCTTCGTCTTTCCCTTTCCTACTGCGGAAATAGGAGAGCATTGCAGAGCGGAGTCTGGTAAGCCCGTAGTGAGTGCCTTTGTTCCGCTGGCTGGCGTAGTTGTCAAGGATGAAGCTGTGCGTGATGGCCTCGTAGAGGATGTTATCCACGAGGGCGTGTTGAACCACCTTGTCAACGAACGCCGGAGCCTGTACCAGACGGAGCTTCGGTTCTCGTACATAGAAAACCTCGAACTTCCTCGGTACATACTTCCGGGTCCTGAGAATATAGGAAAGCCTTTCGGTGAGCTGCAAGACATTCGCTTCGTACTGGGCGGTGCTGTACTTACTCCTTTTCCCTCGCCTTGCTGCAAGGAAGGCGTTGTACAGCACATCAAACTCGCACATCTCGTCGAAGGTCATAGGCATCACCTCTCTGTATTGATAAAACTAAACGCCGTGGCAGCCGACTGCCCCGCAGGGCCTTCGGCATCGGCGTACTGTATTCGCCCTTGTCGGTTGCACAATAGCAAGGAGCAGGATATGACTCCCTTTGATGATGGGGACACACTTTTCACCGTAAGGCTACTCATACCGGCCTTTTCCATCAGAGCGGGCCGCACCCCAATCGAATTGTTGTAGTTCCAGTTGTTGTAGTTACCATTGGAGTTGACGTTCCAGACGTTGTTGGTATTGTTGGTGTTCGGGGAGCGGAGCCACCAGTTGGTGGCGGGAATGAGTCATACCCCGATACAAAGCGGCTGTGCTACCGCTGTGCATCCTGATTCAGCTTTGCCACCACCGAAGCGATGACACGGGCAATGCGCTCGTCCTCTTTCACCCTCTCTTTCTCCAGAGCAGCGGAGCGGAGGGCGTCTGCCCGTACAGAATCTTTCTTCTTCCATGACAAGCTCATGTACTTCACATCGGTTATCAGCTTTGTCCAGTGCTGGCTCCTCTTGAGGTTGATGTACCCAAGCTCCAAGCTGATATTGACGAGCTGGAGCATCAGGTTACAGCCTTTGAGAGCTTCGTCGATGAACGCAAGTCTCTTGTCATACTCAACCTCAAACCGGCAGTCGTTTGCCATCTGGATGCTGACCACGATATTCACAACCGTTTCTCTCAGGAGCCTGATATAGGTGTGAATCGTACTCTTTGGAAAGCCCTGTTTGCCGGAAGAACGTCGAAGGCGCTCCGCTGCTTCTGAACAGAACGCCTGAACCTCCTCCGGTTTCATTGTTTTGAGCTTCAGCATCGTTGAGAGGACGTCCTTGGATTCAAGGCTCTTCTCGCTGGACGGTTTTGTAACCGTGAAGGTGTAAATGAGCAGGTCTTTTGCCTTATTGCCTATCTGAAAATCTTTCGTTGTTTCTGCCACGACCGCATTTCCTTTCTAAGCACACTCCGTTAAGAGCCAGCTCAATGTCGCTCGGCTCTCCATAGAACCGGCAGCAGTCGTGCCGGATAACAAGTACGCCTTTTCCTCCGCTGAAAGTGGTTCCGCAGAGCACCAGTTCATCCTCATGGGCGATATGCTCGCAGGGTGCTTCAAGCTCGGTGAAAAGGCTACCGATAACGCAGGATAGCTCGTTGGGCGGTCTGGCAAAAACAAACTCTGCCATATCCATCAGAACTCAATCCTCTTCGACTCGGTGTTCCAAACGCCCTCGACGGTAACACCGTCCAGCGTCTCGAAGGTCACGGTGAACGGGTTGCCGGTCACTTCGGTGTTGTACATCAGCTCCAGCAGGGATAGGCGGGCGTCCAAATCGGTCACATCGTTCCGAATGGCGTAGTGAGCATCAACGTCGATGTTGTGGGCGTCAATCAGCTCCTGAGCGTCCTGCAAGAAGATGGGCAGGACAGTGACCATGCAGTATTCCGCAACGTCCTCCGAGGTCATCCACGCTTCTGCGGAGTAATCAATCTCAACGCCGGACTCGTCCCCGATGTCAATGCACACCGGGTATCTCCGCACGTCCACGCCGGTAGAGGACGCTGCACTGACCCACTGAGGATAGTTTCCAAGACAGCCGTAGTAGATGAGGGCCTCGCCCTCGTCGGGGTCGTATGCGTAGATGCCGAACTCGTTCAGCCAGAAGCCTTCATCCAGACCTCCGTTCAGGTCGGACCTGTACTCTACAATCATCTTCACGCTGGCCCCGTCGTAGGTAGGGACGGTGGACGTAGCTGCCGCCACCGGAGCCACAAGGTCGGTGAGGGTCTTGGGGTTTGTGTCATCGGGGCAAGCACCGCTGCCCACCATGATGCGGGAAAGGGAGAGCGTCTTGCCAGCTACGAGCTTGGCAATCAGCGCCCTGCCTTTATCTGTGACTGTGAAGCCATACCAACTCATTCTGATACCTCCATTTCAGGTAGTTTTGTCTGCATAATATTCTGGAACGCAGGGATAGGACGGACGGTGTCCGCAAGGTCGATTCCCACGCCTATTTCAGGGAGAGTGGTGCTCTGATAGCCCCTGCCGAGAATACCGGTGATGGGAAGTGTGCAGCGCATCTCCGGTGTGGTCGTGTAGGCGATGACCTTGATGCCTACGCCAGCCGCCCGAACAATGGGGGCGTTGAGGATGGCCTGAGCATCATCTTCCGGTGTAAGCTCGTCCGTCTCAAATATCATCGTTGCCGGGTGCTCTGCGTCCTCTCGGTAGTAGAGAGGTTTATCCCAGAACATCTGGAAGGAATGGATTATGTCGTAGTAAGTGCAGCGGTTCGTGTTCTTCCAAATCTTGTAGATAAGGAATCGCCTGTATTCATCATCCTCCAAAACAAACACGGACTCAGGGATGCAGGCCAGCTCACCGGCCTCTTTTCGTGTCAGCACAACGATGTCGCCTACACCGTCGAGCTGCTTTCCCATGGACTCTTCTACGCTGCGCTTTGTTTTGAGGTCCTCGAAGAACAGCCGGACATCATTAAGCTGCCTGCCGATGGCCTCCATCAGCGCATCTATGACAGGTTTCTCTTTGAATTGCTCTACGAGGTCCTGCTTCAACAGCTCAATATAGTCAACCATCAATGACCACCCCGATTCGGCTTTCGCTGGTGATGGCCCGCTGCCTTGCGGTGATGCTCGCGCTGCGCTCCGTGTAGGACGAAGGGCTTGCGGAAGAATCCTCCGATGAAAAGAGCCGGATGTCAAAGTAGTCGATGCCAGCCACTTTCCTATACAGCTCGGTGGTGAACCGCTGAGGGACAACATCACTGCCAGCTTCCACCTCTTCCATGCACTCCAGAATGGTTTCTTTGATGAGGTCTGCGTAGTTGGTCGGAGTGTTGATGCTGGAACTGAGGGTGACGCCCACTTGGAACCAGACGTAAACATAGGTCGGTCGATTAAAGCGAATGGTGATGTCCTCTCCGTATACGCCCGGAAGAACCGTCTCTACGCTGCCGTAGGTACTGATGCCTCCAGCTTTCGTGTTGAGAATCTGCTGGGCGATTTCCGTGGCACTGCCGCCATCCACGACGATTTCTACACTATGAGGGGGCCTGCCCATCTCATCGGTGACGTTGGTGTCGTTCTCATAAGGAGCTACGGACTCCACACCCTGCACATTCTCCAGAATGGCGCTCCTGATGCTCTCCAGCATGGCAGAGGACCGGCTGTAAATCTTGTCGATGTACGACTGCCGGAACTCCGTGTCGGTTTCAGTGAGACGCCCAGCGATGTAGGAACCCACATTGGTGACGGATTCCAGCCCAGCGACGGTTTTCACTATCTTCGTGATAACGCCGTTCGGGATAAGGATGTCTCCGTACTCCTCGGTGCCAAACTGGATGATGCTGCCTACCGTTTCGGTGGTCAGGTTCTCCGAGAGTACCATCGTGTTGGAACTGGCTTCATCCACCGCCTCAATAGTGAGCTTCCCGTCAGCGTAGCTAACCTTAAACTCATCATCGGTGATGGCAGAAGCAAGGGCCTCCAAAGAGCTAGCGGAGTACAGCTCGGCGTTGAGCACAATACTCAGCGTAGAATCGTCTCCTTCTCCGGCAAGCACGACCACCGCCTTATTGAACGAAGAACGAGTAATCTGCCCATTCGATTGGTTCGTCAGGTTGATAGCTGGATTTGTGTCACTGGCAATGAGAGTACCAGCAGGAACGACTGTGCCGTCTAAACCGGTGCAAAGGATGGAGTAGTACGACTTTGCAGGCATCTCTCGTGTGGTGCCGCCGAACTGGGCGGCGTTATCGAGACTGCTGCTTTCGGCTGTGGAGGGATACTGGGAGTCGTATACCTCGTTGCCAAACTCCCACAGCTCTGCAATCCTATCAGCGATATTCGTCATCATGTGATTGAGAATCGACTGCGGGTTTTGCCGGGTGTTCACGCCCAGCTTTTTGCTCATATCCTCGTGCATCTCCTCCAAGATGACATCGAGTCGTTTGATATTCGGCCCCTGTGGGGTCAGGCCGTATGTTGCCACTGAATCTTCACCTCCTCGGTATAGGTGTCCTCATCAGTGCAGAAAACCACGGAGATTGACGCAGAGCGGGTCCTGTTATCGAGGGAAAAGTCTATGCTTTCCACATCAGTTACCTCGTCTACGCTCATCACCGTTTCCCTGATGAGGTGCTTTATCTTGGTGTCGCTCGGATTCTTGATGAACACTTCCTCGAAATACGGGAAGCCAAGCTCCGGGCCTAACCTCCACTCCTCCAAGAACCAGAGCAGCCGGATTCGGACGGCTTGACAGACACTCTGAGTAGGCGATACATCGCCTTTCATAGTCAACTCTAAATCGCCGTCTTTTGTAAGTTTCAAATCTATCATGACGCTCTCCTTTCTCAGTGAGGCGTAGAGGTGCTGCCGCCGCTGTCGCCGGTATGCGTATGTGTAGCGAGGCTGATGCCAGACCCGGTGACATCGCCGGTGGCGTCGATTTTGCCGTTGACGGTCAGGTTGCCGTCGATAACGACCTCGCCAGACTTCACCGTGAGCGTTGTGCCACCCGATTGCAGCACCACAGCGTTTTCGGAGCAGGCTTTCTGCATAGCAGGGCTGCCGGTGTTCTTGAGGCTCGGTATCGCCACGGCGTTGCTGAGGTCAAAACTCAGCTCGGTGTCGGTTTCTTTCCCGTACAGCCAGTAATCAAGGGACTTCTCTCCGAACACCAGCAGGCAGCCATCTCCGGCCTTTATCGGGAAGGCGATGGTCACGTTCTCACTCTGCGGAAATACTACAGGGACGCCGCTGATGGAGGGGTAGTCCATCGTCTCGCCGTTCGGTTTCTTAAACTTCGCCACCGGCTGCACCGATGCGAGGCCGGTAGAGGGGTCATACGACTTTATAGTCGCTGGAACGGCGGTGTGCATCTCCTCTGTGGCCTTCTTCGCGGTCTTTTTCACCTGATTTACAAGTTCCTGCATCATACTCAGCTCACCTCCAGCAGACGGGCAGTGCAGGTCCAAGAGCTGCCGTAGTTATCCCCGTCGATGGTGATGGAGTAGACCCGGAAGTAGCCCTTTACCTGCTTACTGTTCAAATACACATAGTCATCAACCGTGATGGCGGCGTTCATCAGAAATTCCACGTCCCAGCCGTACTCGTACCCATCTGCCTCGTCGGAAATCTGAACCCTTGTGGGCGTGTTTACGAGGCCGGTCTGGGCAGACAGTTCATACACCTCACGGCTCATCGTGTCCTTCGGTTTTTTCACCTGAAGCACGCCATTATTGATGCTCCACACAAGTCCGCTGGTATCGCAGGCTTTTGTAAGCACATTCGCGGCAGGGCCTACATACGAGAACCCGTTCGGGATGTCCTTAAACTCCGCATTGTAGGAGAAAGACACCGTAACGCCCATCTGGTCGGCAACGTCCTGAATGAGCGTTTTGCAGTTCACAACGCCATCATAACCCACGGAAACATAGGTATCGCGCAGTTCGATTCGATTGTCCACCAGCTCGATTTCTGTGAGCATATCACTGCCATCGAGCTTTGTACTGGCGAAAGTGACCACGCCGGTAAACACGAGAGGCATCACGCTCCCATATCCGGCCTTCAATACCACCACGCAGTCATCTTTGTTCAGCTCTGCGAGATGCTCCGGACTGAGATTCCAGAGCGACACCTTTGCGGTATTGGCACTGTCCGTGTCCGCTCTTTCAACGGAGAACGAGATGTGCAGGGGTCTACTCCCTTGCCCGATTTCAAAGCCAGTAGAGCCTGCCTGCCCTGCGGAGAATCGGTATTGTCTATCCCAGTTTTGCACCGTATCGCCTCCTTGTTATGTAAAAACGGAGGAGATTGCTCTCCTCCGCAAATCCCCAGCATCATGCCGGAATGAATATGAATTTTGCTTTACCCTCAACGAAGTCGTTTCGCCCGACAGAATCAAGCTCTGTGAGGACTCCGAACACGCCGAGTGGCATTTGATTCGTTCCCCAAAACAGATTGAGAGGGAATTGAGGGACAATCTTTACTCCTATTCGGATTGGATTGCCCAACGAATCATAGAGTCCGAAGTACCAGTAGCCACCCGTATCATTGTAGGTGAACCGTATCTGATACTGAGTGCCAAGCAGCGTGATTCTGGACACGCTGTCGTTCATGTCAGGCACTTCGATGACGATAGCGTCCATCGAACCGCCTCCTTAAATCAGACCAAAGCCGGATGCGGCTTGGTATAGGATGGAGCCGCTGCTGCCGCTGGAACCTCCTGAAGAACCCCCAGAACTCCCACCGCCAGAACTGCCGCCAGACGAACCTCCTCCAGAAGAGCTGCTTGAACTCCCGCCGCCCGAAGAGGCGGTAGAGGTGCTGGCACTTCCTGCGGATGCTCCCGTTGTGCCGGACTTGCCGTAACTGGCCGGAATGGTGACAGTGGAGCTTTCCGTGACTACGATTTTCTTGAAAGAAATAGGAATCTCCCTCGCATAGCCAGCGGAAGCGCTCTTGGCGATAGAGATACTGGTGATAGCCATGTTGTCGTAAACAGCGTCTGAGGTCACTATCGTGATGACCTTTTTAGAGAAGTACAGCTCCTCCAGACGTTTGACAACATTCTCGACCCTGCCGGAGCCGGAGCCGAAGCGCTGTTTCCATGTCACAGGAGTGTCCGTGACGAACAGGGTCATGGAGATGGTTTCGGGCTTCAGGACGATAGTATCGCTCACGCTGAACCCTTCTTCGGTGGGGTACTCCGGCACCTCAGCAGAGTAGTCGATGCTCTGGTCTATCAGTGCGTCAAACTCAATGCCGTCGATGCTGACGGGCTGTTTTGCTCGTGCCATACCATCACCTACCTTGCAAACGCCAGCGCACGGGCCATCTGGCTTGTAGCGTCATCGGACGCCTTTTCCATAGCGGCAGAACTCTTTTCCTGCCCAGCCCGGTCTCCGTTGAACTGGTTGCTGATATTGACATTCTGCGTAACAGTCCTGTTGGACGTGCTGGAGCCAGCAACGCCTTGGGCGGTGCCAGCGGACACCACATTCGCCTTCGCCATCACAGACATATCGCCTGTGAGGTTCTGCAATGCGCCCTCTACCTTTTTCTTGCCAGCGTTGATGCCACGCACCATCAGGTCTATCATGTCGGGCATATAGGTGTCGAAGTCGCTCAGAGGCCCATCTTCAGGCACAGAGAAGCCGAGGAAGGACTTGATTTTATTCGCTACACCAGAGATAGCATCGCCAATAGCGCCGATGCAGCTCTTGATACCGTTCACAATACCGTTGATGATGTCAGCGCCCCACTGGAAGGCTTGGGCGGGGAGGGACTTAATCCAGTCGATGGCTGCATTGAAGCCGTTCACAATGGCGTCTTTGATACCCGTGACCTTTTCGATGACCGCAGTCTTTGCGGCCTCCCAGATACCGCCGAGCCACGAGGACAAACCGCTCCAGATAGAAGTGAGTACCTGCCAAGCACCTGTGAACAGGGCTTTGATGGCGTCCCAAACTGCGGACGCTATATTTTTAATCGCTTCCCACGCTCCCTGCCAGTTGCCGGTAAACACGTTCGCAAGGAAGTCGATGATTCCTGCAATCGCACTCAGGAACGGCTGGATGAGAGAGATGAGCGTGTTCCAAATTGCGCTGAATACAGCAGTGATGGTCCCGCCCCATTGCTCCCAGAACGCAGATAGCGCATTGAAGATTGTTTGCGCTGCGGACGACAGCGCGTTCCACAGCGTTTCGAGAAGCGTTTTGATGCCCTCCCAGATAGTCTGGAGGGACTGCATGACACTCTCGCCGTTCTCGGCCCACCAGTCGGACAAAGCACCGAAAATGGTCAGTGCGGCGCTCTTGATGACATTCCACACATTCAGCAGGAAATCTTTTATGATGTTCCATGCGTTGAGTATGGTCTGCCGGGCGTTGTCCGCACCGATGCCCGCCTTGTCGAATATAGTTCCGATGAGGCTGTTATCGCCTTTCATAAAGGCAACGAAGTCTTGAATCAGCAGCACCAGTATCAGGATGAGTCCAAACACCAGCATTGCTTTCGCTCCGGCCATTCCCATTGCTTTCGCAAGCGACGAGAACCCTTTGACGGCGTTGAATATCGCCTTGCCTTTCAGAACGGCAAAAGTCGCGGCAAGTGTTACGGCAAGAACACCAAGAATCTTCTCGGCACCGCCAACTTTCACCGCAAAATCGTTGATACGCTGCACAATGTTACGCAGCATGGAAATACCTCGTGTTCCGAAGGATAGCACCTTTTGGAACACCGGCATAAAAAACTGGCCTATGAGCTGCTTCAGCTCTTTTAACCTCGATTGGAAACCTCTCAGGGTGCTGGCGTAAGAACCCATGCTTCGCTCGCAGTCACCCACGGCGTCAGCACTCTGGGACAAGATGGCCTGATAGTTGACCTGCATCTTAGTCACTTGGTCGAGTGACTCATAGGTGCCAGTCAGACCCAGCGTCATCATTGCCTGCTCTCTGGTGGCATCGTTTAACACAGCACCGAGGCCCTTTGCCGCCTCGGACTCACCCATGATGGCCTTCGTCATATTTTCTATGGCGTAGGATTCATCAAGGTTGCCGAAGGAGGCCAAGTCAAGAGCCAGTGTGGTCATCTGCTTAGAAAGCTCTGCACCGGCCTCACGGGTCATGCCAAAGCCAACGAGAAGGTTCTGCTGGTCAGCCAGATAGGTCTTGATGTCATTTTTATTTCTGCCAATGGCATCGGCATAACTCTGCGCCCAAGCGTCTACATCTTCGCTGATGTTCCCGAATACGACGTTGAACTTATTCTCCATCTCCTCCACTTCGGAGGCCAGAGACACACAGTCGTTGATAGCAGACGCAATACCCGCAATAGAGACGGTCAGACCAATGGCCCCAAGAGCTTTCGTTGCCATCGACTTCAGCGATTGTACGCTGCTCTCAACCTTGTTCTCAGATGACTTATCCAGTTTGTACCCGAACAAGATGCCGATGTCTCTTATGGTCATGCCATCAGTTCACCCCCTTGGCAATCTCATCTGCCCGTCCTGCCTCTACGTCCTGCTCCATGCGATACAGCGCATAGAGCTTGAGGGCCTCATCCAGTGTGTAACAGGATTTTAGCTCAGACATGGTGGCGAGACGGGCCTTGATGAGAATGTACATCCGCAGCTCTAATTCGCAGAAGCCGCTGAGGTCGAGCTTTCCGTACTTGTCTGGCTCGGAGTCACCGTCTGCTTCAACGCCTCTACGACTGGTCCAAATCGGCCTCCGAGCTTCTTGAAAAAACCGTTGTAGTTGGTGCGGATGACCTCAAAGGCCAGAATGAACATATCCTGCACATCCTCGCAGAACACCTCGTTGGCTACATCCTCGGTGAGAATCTGGACACGCTCACCGGGGATTTCAACCGAGATATTCTTCCCTGCGATGAGCAGGTGCTTGAGAATGGACTCAATCTTGTCGCCAGACAGGGACGAGAACGCTGCGCTGATGGCAGGGCCGGCGTCCTTCACGTCGATGTCAAAAAGACCGTTACCCATATTCTCCGCCGCAGTGCCGGACGGAATCAGCGAGGTCAGGCCAGTAACGAGGGGCAGAACAAGAGCGGCGAGTTCGCCGCTCAGGTTCGCCGCCTTAAACGCCGGAAGGGGCCGGATGTAAAAAGTGTTTTCGCCAACAGTAACTTCTCTGCTTTCGAGCTGCTTCATGGTTTTCCTCCTTATTCGTTAAACACGGCGTCGCCGGTATCAAGCTCCCACTCACGGTTGTTCGTTTCCTTGCCACGAGTAACCGCAGCCTTCTTCATGCACCAAGCAGCCTCGGTGCTGAACACCAGACCGCCCTTCAGGTCTTTGATGAGAAGCGGGAACATACCATCGCCGGTGTCAATGTCTTTATCGCACATCTGAGAGAAGAAGGCGTTGCTGTCACTGGTTTGGAGCAGGGTGATGTTCACCTTGAAGGTATTATCGGGAGAAACAGCTCGAACAATCTCGCCGTCGCAGCCTACCTTCTTGGTGATGCCGTCGCCGTTCGCTTCGATGGAGATGAAGGTGTCATCTGCAAAGCCGGTGACGATATGGGAGCCAGCCGCAATGGTGACTTCCTTGGGGTTGTAAGTTTTAATCTTGCTGGACATCTGTTATCCCTCCTTCGCTTAGAGGCGCTCGTAGGTCAGGCTGCCCTTGATTTCCACCAGATGGATTGCGCCAGCCAGACGAGCCGCAAAGCTGCAATCAGTCAGTACACGGGACGCCTTCTGGGTGCTGGTGATGTCAGCAGCCAGTGGAACACTGGTGGTGTAGCCCGGAACCGAGTTGCCCTCATCGTCATACTCCGTAGGAGCGATGCCGCCGTACTTCTGGCCTTCCTTCAGAGAAGCCAACATCTGGTTCTCCACAAGCCCGATACCGTTGTCGGTGTACGGAATCTTCGGATTCACGATGAGCAGATTCACAACGCGAACCTGCATATCGTTCTGGAGCCAGTCTCGGAAGCGGATGACATCAATCCACTCACCGCCGCTGGTCTTGCCGCCCATCGTGACATTCTTGGAGGCCACTGTGACGACATAGCTGATATTGGCGGCGCTCAGCTTGTTCATAAAGGTAGAGGACAACTTGGACGGGGTAACAGTCGCAAGGGACTTCAGCGCCCAAGTTTCCTCGCCTGCATGGTAGTTCATGGCCTTTACAGCCATAGCTGCGGCAATGCCATACTTGTTTTCGGCAGGTACATCATTGTCGAGCTGGTCCTCCGTGACCTTCGGGTACACAGGGTAGGAGCGGAGATATAGCCCAGACTCAACAATAGGCTGGTCAGGGTCATCCTCAACGTAGCCGCAGATTTTATTCTGCGTTTCGGTCCACTGGATGATTTCCTCCACCTCGTCATCTTCAATACCCACAGGGCAGATGCAGTACCAGCCGTCAGTACCCAGAGCAGTCGCCAGAACATCCACCGCCTTTTCCGGAGTGGGAGCGTCCTCTACCATGACCTCTTTGATGACAGCCACATAGATTCTGTTCGGGCGAGGGGACTGAGAAAACGCAACACGGGCAGCAACACCAACAGGGTCAGCGCCATCGCCGGTTGCGGTAAAGCCCAGCTCAGTAAGTTCCTCAAGGCTGCGATACACGCCGACCGAAGGAACTTCGCCCGTAGGGGCTGCGGGAGCAGGGCCAAGAATCAGGATATTGTCGAAGTTGGCATCATTGGAGATGGGAGTGTCCAAGGAGATGTCAACCGTCGCAATCAAGTCGAGATTTGCGCTCATTGGTTCTTTTCCTCCTTTACGAGTTTGTCGTTGATTTCAACATTCTCGAAGTAGCCGCCCTCGTTCTCGACCACTTCGGGGTTGCCGCCGCCGCTCGGAGTTTCATCCACCACAGGAACCAGCTCTGTAACATCGTCAGCTTGGATGTCACCGCCAGTAATGGGATTGCCTTCCTCGTCCAGCTCTTCGTGATGAACGCTGTCCGGGGACAAGGTTCCGCTGTAACCGATTGCGGCAGAGGTGAAATGCACAGTGACCTCTATCATGGCTCGGTACTCGTAGCTCGTGTCACTGATAAGGTCCGACAAATCCTGCACCGTGTTTGGCACGATGATGGAGATGTCCTTGCGTCGGCAGTATTGCACCGCCATCTCAGAATTGAGGAAGTTCACGAACGCCATCATGTCATCGGTGGCAGTGTTCTCCATAACAGCGGTGTAGCCGTATGCCAGCTCCCTTTTCTCTCCAAAGGTGAACAGGTCAATCTGGACCGTCACAGATGAGGGATAGAAGCTGACTGGACGCCCATCAATTATCTTGGTAGGCGGGAACAGCGGTCTGGTGACAGGGCCAGTAGCGAGAATTACAAGGGGTTTATCCCTCTTCTGCTTTGCCACACGGCTCTGCCTCCCGAACATGACGGTGGCACCCTTGAAGTAGGAGCTGGTAAGCTCGAACAGGGCTTCTCTGACTCCTTTTACATCCAAGGGCAGTCACCTCCTTCGTCTGCCGCTGCGGTATATGGAGCGGTTTCGCTCTCAGCGACCTCCACGAACTCGCTCTTGCAATGCCAGAGCATCGTGTGGTCCCAATCGAGCGAGCTGACACACTCGTACCAGCGACCGCAATAAAAAAGCCAGTCACCTCGTTTGCCGGTTGACTGGTCTGCTGTTGTAAATGTGTAATTGCCGTAGGCTTTCAGCCTTTTCGTGCGGCGTTCGCCTTCGGGAAGGGCTTGAAGTTCGTCAGCGGACAAAGGCTGCACATTCAAGAGGACTTCTCGGTCCTCATAAGTAGCGTACCCGTATCCGTCTACAATCTCCTCGTCCCCGAAATGCCTAATGGTGAAGCTGCGCCGAAATATTTTCAGGCCGCCCATTTACTCCTCCCCCTTTCCCTTTACAACGTAATGCACCGACTGGCGCATACGTCCAGAGTCAATTAGAGGATGGTCGGAGCCTTTTGCCTTGATAGTTGCCGGTGCGTTGGGCGCGAACGAGCCGTTGCCGATTTTCTCCTGCACGAGAGATACGCCAAAAGCGCCAACTTCCTTAAAAACCGATTCCGCAGAACCACCGTTGCACAGGTTTTTCACCTGCTGGGCGCACATCGCGTTGATTTTGCCCTCGTTTTCATCGACGCTCATACGGAGAAACGGTCTTGAGGGAATATTCTCAGTGCCGAGTTCGTTCCATGCGGCAACCGCCGCAATGTCGGTGCCGTCCTCTTCGGCGGCGTGACCCGCTTGGAACCCAACAAACACCTTTTTGGTAGCCAGCTCATCTATCTCCTTGAAGAACTTCTTCCCTTCAGGAGTGAGCCTATCCCAGCCGCCGCTCATCGTGTTTCACCTGCTGACCTGATGGGAATAATCACCAGTCTGCGAAGAGAAAGGAACTGAAGCCCGTAAGGGGTAAGCGCAAGCTCGGCGTCGGCAAGGAGATTTGTCTGCTGGCTCACGGTGAACCCGATAGATGTCTCGCCTTCGGAGTAGCTGCCCACTCTCAGGGCATCGCCAACAGTACCGAGCTGACTATCGCCATATCCAGACATCTTCAAACGGTGAGCGGTCAGGAGAGCGAGAGCCTGCTCGTAGAGTTTGCCGAACACCTTTTTACTGATGAGCGGTTTCGTTAGGTCTATCCACATCTCAATGGTCTCGTCAGACAAGTCCTCAAACTCCGTAGCAACCAGCCGCACAATCTGAAGCGTCTTGGACATATCCATCACTCCTGTTCCGGCTGGTTTTCCGATTCAGGCTCGACGGCGGGCTTATTCTTTGCCTTGGAGGAGGGCGTCCTCTTGCTGCGAGGCTTTTCAGTACCCGTGTCCTCAGAAAGAATGCCACGAGCAATGAGAAAGGAAATCACGGCGTTGTTCTGATAGCCCTTCTCCTTGATGTCAGCAGATTCGCCCGGCAGTATAACGGTCTTGCCGACGCTGATGACGGAGTTGCCAGTGTTTTTCAATTTCATGGTATCTTCCTCCTATAAAAATTAGAGGGGCCGACACCGGCCCCTCCGTCTCAACTTTGTCTTACACGCCCACCGCGATGAGCAGACTCATCGGGTAGTAAATCATAGCGCCAGCGGTACGAGCCTCGCAAGGCACCACAACCTCCAGACCCTGAGTCTGGATAGGGTACTGCATAAAGGGCAGCGGGTTCTCGATAGAGAGCTTGCGAGAGTCGTTCTTGAAGAGCAGGGCCACGGCCTTGCCATCGGAAGCAGCGGCGTAAGGGTTGGTCTCCACGCTATCGGCGTCCAGCTCAGGGCAGGACACAATCTGCTTGATGTCAGGGATGTTGTCCTGAATGTACTTCAGAACGGTGGTGGCGGTGCCCTCGATGCGCTTGTTCTGAATCTCGATATAGGCATCAGAGGACAGAGCCAGAGTGTCAGGTTTCTCCACCTTCTTGGTGACGGTAGCCATCTGCTTCAGCATACCAGTGATGTCGGCGAGAATCTCATCTTCGGTTTTGTCGGCCCAAGAGGTAGTACCCTTTGCACCATTGGCAACGGTGTACAGAGGCACATCATTGTCAGTGGAGAGCACACCCTTCAGGCCGGTCTCGGCATCGCCGTTCCACGCAATCTTGTTGTTCAGGTAGTCAATCTGATACCGGGCAGACTCAGCCTTGCGGGTATCGAGAGACTTGCCAGCCATACGGGAAGCTCGCATCTCCTGAATGGAGTAGCCGTAGCTATCGCCGAGGGACTTGATGATTGCAGTGGTAGGCTTGCCCTTCACATCAGCACGAGGCAGGTCGGTGGCGTAGTTAGAAATAATCTTCGCCAGACCGGTCTTATCGTAGCTGTAATAGGTGACGGTCTCAGCGCCGGGGTCAACCTCGCTGGACATCGGGAACAGAGACAGGGCGGTGAACTCAGGGTACTCGACATCGTAGGACTGAGACTTAACGAAGTCCAGCTCACGAGCGAAGAACACGGATGCCGCCTCTGCGTCATCGAAGTTCATGCTGCGGACGCCGACCAGAGACGCAGGAATGCTGGAAGCCAGCAGAGCGTCATAGTCGTTCTGGTCGTATCTCATGTGTTTCTGATTGCTCATTGTGTGATTTCCTCCTCTCGTTAAGCGCCAGTGGCGTCGTTACCGGGCTTCCACTTGCTCTCAGAAGCGTTGTATTTGAGGACCTGCCCCTCGGTAGCAGGGACAGTGAGGTCCACGTCGGTCAGGTCGCTCAGGGCAACCTCGGTAGTGCCGGAGCCGGAGGACGCAGCAGCGTCAACACCGTACAGCTCAACAGGGGCAACACCGTTGGAAGGGCCGCCGATAAAGCGACCGGCGATTGCCACGCCGCCAGTAGTGTCGAAGCAGCCAGCCTCGTCGCCATACACAATCAGGTGTACAGCATCGCCGTACTTCGGCTCGGCGTCCTCAGCCAGAGCCACCCAAATGCGGCCCTTTCTCATAACGCCGATGTTCTGGTTGTTCAGGATGCTCACCACGCCCTCAAGGTCGTGCTGATTGGAGAAGCCGTTCACGATGACGCCCTCGAAATCAGCAGCCTTGCTGGCAGAAGTGGGCAGAGCCACATTGCTACCCGGCAGGGAGCCGCGAACAACGCCCATGCCGAAACGGAGCACACCGTTGTCCTCCTCGTTGTAGCGGGAGTCAACGGGATAGTGGTACATATCGTAGATGCCACCGGCAATGCCTTTGCTGGTAGCGAAACCGTATTTGGTCTGTACGCTCATCTTACTTCTCCTCCTTCTTCATTCGTCTGTCAATCATCTTCTGGCGGGCGTCGGCAGCGGAGCCAACCGCTCTGGAGGAGGGCTTGGAGTCCTTGTTCATCATCTGCTGACGCTGGTAGTTGGTGTCCTTGCGGGCTTTCATGTCAGACACAGCCATATCGAAGGCGGCGTTGACATAGGCAGCGCTCTTGCCGTCCAGGCGCAGGGAGGGCTTCAGCTTCTTCAGCACAGCCTTCTTTGCATTCTTGACGGTCATGGTTTCCAGACCATCCATGTTGAGTCTGTCTCCGATGCGAACAACGCGGAGCAGCTCACGGAAGTCGGTAGCAGAATCGGCACGACCAGAGTCGTTCTTGGTATCTGCGTCACAATTTTTCTCGTCGGTTTCCTCGGAGTCCTCGTTCTCGGCAGGGGTTTCGCTCTCCTCGGAATCCATGTTCGCAGCTTTCAGGCAGTCGATGATGCCAAGCAAAGTGTCGATGTCCTCGTCCTGCTGGGCAATCACGCCCATAGCCTTGTCCATGTCCTCAGGGTCTCCCTCGGCATCACGGCGGTCTCTGCGGTCCTTGACCATCTGGAGGCCATCCTGCTTCTCTTCGGCAGGGGCCTGAACCTCGGCAAAGCCCTCATCGCCCTCCTGAGCAACGGTGGTGTCGACAGCGGTGGTCTCGTCGGGAGCACCCTCGTCACCGGCCTTCATACGCTCGGCTCGGCGCTGCTTAAACGCTTCTACGGCGGCGTTCATCTCGTCGGGATTCATCATGCCGTCCTTGCGGTCCTTTTTGTCAGACATTGCTTTTCCTCCTTTGAGTGTATTGGTAGATTCACGAGCATCAATGTTGAGGCGGGCCTGCTCTCCAGCCCGCGCCTGCCCTACAAGGGCAAGGTGGTTGATAACGATGTCTCTTTGGATTGCGTCATACGGCTGGCCCTCCCAGACGCCCGGAGTTTCCTCAAGTCGTAGGTTGTAGCCGAGGGACAGTTCCCTCAGACCGCTCTGCTTCATAGCATCCGTGTTGTGGATGATGATTTCAGCTCTGACGTTATCGCCATCCTGATAGCCTGCGGAGAGAATCGTTCCAATGGTTTCGTCCTCCACATTATCCTTGCTCACATAACCTGCGTCATGGGTAATGATGATGGGCTTGCCTTTGTAACTGGCAAGGCTCTCAGGGGCAAAGACATCTTCAGGGAGTCGAAGTTCCCTGCGGGTGCTCCCGTCTGGATTGGTGTACTCGAAGATGCCCACCGAAGTGACGATAGGGTGGTCAACGAGATACCCCTCTTCGGTGAAGTAGGTTTTATCGAGCTGTATGCTATCCAGGCGTCGCACTCTCTTTAAGGTCGGAGTTTCCATTCCATTCCTCCTCTCGGATTTTATCGTTCCATCATATCAACCACCTCCGTTGCTGGATATTGGCAGGTCGATGGACTTGTAGTCGAACACCGCCAGCGGAACACACCGGCATTGGTAGTCCTCGCCGGGGTGACATCTTCGGCCTGTCTTTATGTCAACAACTGGAGGGTCGTCCCACCGGAATCGCTTATTGTTGAGCGCCCGGTGGCTATCTCTAACTCGGCTATCTCCAGAAGTGGACCACACATATTCCTTCACCCCCGCATCTTCTTGCTGCTTGCGGGAGATTTGGGCATTGAGCTTTGCGGTTTGGTCTCTTGCGATGAACTGAGCGTGGCGTTTCTCAACTCCGTAGATATGCTGAATTTCCTTGGCAATATCCTTGGTCAGCTTGCCATTGCGGTAGCCGTCAAGGATGACCTCCCGCATTTCGCCAAGCGTGTCCTGCGGAATAGTCTTGATGAGAGCCACATTGTCCTCAATCCACTTCTTCAGCAGCTCCTCGTAGAACTCGCCCTCATAGTAGTCATCAAGAAGGTCAATACCGAGAGTGGCTTTGACATCTTTTTTCCACTCACGAGAGGTAGTTCGCTTGGTATTCTTGGCGATTCTCTCTATACGGTCGTACAGCCCGAACTCCTCCATATCTTTCTGGAGGTCGGAAGCCAGCTTGACCAGCAAGTGCATTACTTTCGCAAGGAAATCAAGAAGCCCGTCGCTCCTCGAATCGTCAAGGTGTTCAGCCTTGGCGGCTCGGCTTATCTGCGGCAGGTATTCCTTCAATCTTTTGTTGAGTAGCTGCATATAAGCGTTGGTGACACGCTGGAACTCCCGCTCTGCCTGTTCGGGATAATGAGAGGGGCGCTTGCTCAGGAGAACTTTGTGGCTGCCGAATTTCTTCTTCACCGCCTCCTGCACCATGCGCTGATGGGCAATATCGTTCACGAGCATCGCCTCCTTTCGGGCAACAAAAAAGGACGGCGGCTCAATACCGTCGTCCTTCTCTTCATATATGCTGTTATTATCGACGAGAGAGTGGTGGGATTCGTCCTTTTGGCGTTCGCAGTATAATTTCACTGTTGAAGTAAAACGCCCTCTGGAGGGCCTCCTGCGGGCCTACCGATTAGTAGACCTCTTCGCCACGAGAATAGGCTTCTCTGGCTTGGTTGAGGCTCATGTGGTTGGCACAATCCTCCTCGTCAGGGTTTTCGAGCTGCACAAGGTCATCTTCCCACCCGCACACTTCGCAGATGTCGAACTCCCCAGCTCGCTCAAATGTGTACTTGCCGCAGACGGGGCAGGTATAGCTCTCACCAGCTTTAACTTCAGGCATATCACACACCATCCTTCTTCTTGTACTGCTCGTAATAGGCGAGCGCCTTATCGGGAGCGGCTGCGCCGGTCTTTTTATCGGCCTTCGGACTCATGTAAGTGAAAAGAGGGCCGTCCGGCTTGCCGGAAGCATACTCTCCCGTTTTGGTATTGAAGCGAACGACTTTACCATCCGGGGTGCTATACCCTACGACATCGCCGCCACAACCTTGCTTCAGGAAGTCAATGCCCTTCCTCTCATAGTCAGCCTCAGACTTGGCTCCAACCTCTTTCGAGTGTCGTTTTGCATGGTCCCTCAGCTTTGCCTTGGAGCCGAAACCTTTACATGGTTTATTTTCCCCTTGAGAGGAGACCTCTACCGAGGCCCCTTTCTTGCCGCTCCCTTTCGGGTAACGCCCGGAGCCGGGGCCGCCATCCTCGGTTGACTCTATTATAGTATTGCCCTCCGAAAAGGGCAAGTCGGTTTCGGAATCTTCCTCGGATTCTTCGGAAGAATTTACCTCTTGGGATAGGATGTCGTTGAGTACCCTGACGCTATCCGCAAAGGGTGCGAACAGAGATTCACGCTCATCGGCAACGGATTTCAGAACTTCACCAAGGTCGGACATCTGCGGGGCAACTATCTCCGAATGGTCGGGACAGTTAATCTCGCCGTCATACTCGGTGCAGAGGAAATATTCGGGGACTCCGAACTCTTCAGCCAAGCCGGTGCGGACCGTCAGCGGAATCAGCTCAGTCGGCGTGATGCCAAACTCTTCCTGCGTCTCCCGTACAGCGGCCTGTTCCGGTGTTTCACCTTTCTCAATGTGACCACCGGGGCCTCCAATGGTAAAGGGGTAGAAGTCGGACTTTCGGACGCCAGTGAGCACCTTACCGTCTTTCAGCACCAGCACGCCGACAGTGTTCGGCACCGGGGACTCGTCAGTATCACCTTCATCCGTAGCGGCAATCTCGTCGGCAGGCGATGGTGTTTTGCTGGGAGAGGACTGCTCGGCACCACCGGGCAAACTCTGTTGCTCGGCGTTGCTCTCAACAGCCTCGATTTCCGATTCAAGCGCACCATTCTGTTCCTCCACCATAGCGGAGTACAGGTCCTCGTCCTCTTCGTCGATGATTTCCTCCACAGTGAACTCGTCATCAGATGCCAGCTTGCGGCGAACCTCGGACGGGTCAAGGGCCTGCATATCGACATAGATTTGGGCTGTCTGTGCTTTGGTAAGGGATGCAGCAGCTTTGGTCTGCTCAACTGCAGCCTGCTCCGCATCGCTCAGGCTCCAGAGGGGATTGAACACCAGCTTGTAGTCCGGCTCCTCATCAATCTCACCGCTGGCGATTCCTGCCCGGAACAGGATGTCCAGCAGATACCGCAGGTTGCGTTTGAGCATGAGTTTCTGGATTCGCTCAACGAAGTTGTAGTAGTTCTCAAGGTCGCTTGCGCCTGTGGCGTTCTCCCCAGCGGGGGAGCGACCAAACAAAAGCGTCTGCGGAATGTTCGTCAACGCCGAAAGCATATTGCAGGTAGAGTCGATGACATCCTTGACGCCGCTGAACGAGATACTCTTGAAGTCATAGTTCTCTCCGTCAGCGTCGATAGCGATACTGTTCAGCAACCCACGGGCCATGTCGATGACCTCAAGCCGCCTCACAACTTGGTCCTCACCGTCATCGGTGGCAAGCAGGGACGCAAGGTTCTTCATCGAATAGATGGCCTGCACCGAACGCTCCAAAAGTTTTGTAGCGTCTGTGTGCGCTGTGACCGTCTCCCGCAACGCCCGCTTGATACGGATATACTCCGGCATACCCCACATCTGATAGGTGGTGTTGGAAACCTGCTCAGGGAGTACGCCGTTGCGGAAGATGAGGCAGCGGCTCTCGTGAACCATGAACGAGCCGTACATACTGGTGACATAGTAGAACTCAGGCTCTCCAAACTTGGAGGTCCTATTCACATTCTCTTTGCCACCGTAGTCCTGCATATACAGGCTGGCGTAGTCGGGCTGAACAACAGCTCTCTCGAACACCCGAAGCTCGTCGATGCTCTTGATGTTCTGCCAGTCAACAGGCTCCTCCAGCCCTCTGCCGTCGTCGATGAGCATAACAATGATGGACCCGCCATAGAGACGTGCCCACTTGATAGCCGTTGCGGCCTTCTCTTCCCATTCCAGCTCGTCCAGGCACTCTTCCACGAAGTTGTCCAGCTCGTCGCTGTTCAGGTTGAGGTTGAAGCCGTGTTTCAGCGCCTCCTCAGCAGGGGTGTCAATGATTTTGGAAAACAGACCATTTCCCTCATACAAGCTGGTGAGCTGCATATCGGGAATGATAGGCTCTCTCTCATAACGGTATGCCTCAGAGTTATCCTGAGTAGTGCCATATTTGTTCAGCACATTGGTGTAGCCGTCTCCACGATACGGTCTAACGGCCTTGCCTTTGGTTTCTCGGAGGACCTGACGCCCTCTGGCGACATCTTTATTCTTCTCAAGCTCTCGCTTTGGCCTCCGTACAGCCATCGGGTATCACTCCTTCCGTTAAAATTCGATTCTGCTGCTGGCCTGATTCCACACGCCGGTAACAGAGACTCCCGTTAGGTTTTCAAAGGTAACAGAGAACGGGTTGCCCTCAATCTCGCCATTTGTCACAAACAGCTCCAGCAGGTCAATCCGGGAAGAAACGTCGGACACGGAAGAGTTGAGCGAAGCAATGGACGGTTTCAGAAGCCCCCAAAACGTATTCAGGTTTCCAGTGCCGACATACTTCTCAGCGGTCACAGTCAGGGTATTGAACAGCTCGGTGATGAGCTGGCTGTCCGCCTTGGCGACATACTCCTTCGTTGCATAGCCGCTTAGGTCAGCATCGCTGCTGCCGATGGGTACGACTGCGCCGCTGATGAGCATATACTCCGTGTACTTGTTACCAGACCCGTCGTTGGTCCTCACATAGTAGATGGTGTCGGGCTGCGCTTCGGAGGCCGAAGGAACCTGCTCCACCACCTCGGACTTCAAGTGGCCCGAAGAAGATACCGCCGCCGATACATCGGACGTAGTGGCGAACTGACTATCGTTTTGCAGGTCGCTGGTTTTGACAGGAACCGCAATATCGACCACCTTGCCGACTGGGGCAATCACCACGCCATTCTTCTTGATGCCTTCGATGACGTTTTCCTCTGCGTTTGCGGGTGCGTGTTGAGACTGGACGTGCGCTTCGCACGTTTCAAGGGACTGGTTGATGTCATCTATGATGCCTTGAATGGTTTCGACCAGCGAGGCAATCTGTTCTGCTGTATAGCCTTTAGACCTGAGAGAAGCCATCCTCAACGCATTGAGAGTATTGAGTTTATCGCTCATTTGCGCTTCTCCTTTCAAAAGGAAGGACAAAGGGACGACCACAAGGCCGTCCCTCTTCCTTCATTCAGATTTACGCCTCTTCGGCGGCAAAGACCTCGTTCAGCATCTCAGTGACCTCGGTATCGGTGGCAATGGTCACCACAGCGGTATCGGTGCCGTTGATTTTGATGCTGCCGGGAGTGGCGCTAGCCTCAACCTTGGTAGCGCCCTCAGCAATGCCCTCGACCTTGGAGAAGTGCTCCTTAGACATCAGGCCGTCAGCAGCAGCAGTCGCCTTCTGGTAGGTGGTGTCCTGAGCGGGGATGCCCAGACCGGTGATGTCCTGCTTGGTAACAGCCTCAGCCTCAGACACATGGCCCTCGGCGTCCACGGTAATCTTGTACAGGCCGCTGGACTTGGCAGTGTGAGCGGGGTGGGTGTACACGGTCACGTCAGTGCCGTTGACGTCCAGATGACCGTTGGTGGAGCCAGCGGTGATGGTGGCCAGGGCAGCGGTCAGCTTGCCCTCAATGGCTGCAATCACAGTGGCGTAGTCATCCTCCTCACCGCCGATACCAGCCACAATGCTGTTGAGCTTGGTGATGGCGGTGTTCATCGCAGAAGCGTCATCAGGATGCTCCTGAATCCAGTTGGCAATCTCGGTCAGAGTGTCCAGAGATTCCTGAGCGCCCTCGGGAATCAGCTGGGCAGCCAGTTCCTCGTTGGCGATGGTGCGGACGCTCTTGCCGGTGTCAGAACCAATCAGGGTGTCCACATCGGCCTTGGCGGCCTTCGCAGCCAGCACGGCGGTCAGAGCGGAGTCGAGGTCAGACTCGGACACCTGAGCCTTGTAGGCCAGAGCAGCCAGACCCTTGACCGCAACGTCTGTGCCGTTGACAGCCAGAGTGCCGTTGGTAGCGCCGGTGGCAATCAGGATGTCCACCATCTTCTCGGCAATAGACAGAGCGGTGCCGTTGACCTTGACGCCTTCGAGGACGTTAGGTTCTCCGCCAACTTCCAGAATGGCTTCAATCTCCTGCTTCGTTTTCTGAGCAAGCAGTTTCAGGTGGTTGAGCTTGGTCAGATTCTCGGTATTGTAAGACATTATAGATTCCTCCTGTTAATTTTCGTTATCATCAGAGAACACCTCAGCGAGCATTTCCTCGACCTCAGAGTCAGTAGCGATATTCGCATCGCCCAGACCACCGAGAGGTTCCAGCGTACCTGCGGTGTCTTTGATTTGATACTGTTTTGCCTCTCCGTTCTCTACAACGGAAAGTACCTGCCCCACATAAGCGAGGGGGCTGGTTTGTGCGTACGTCTGAGCCTCTGTGTAGGAGCCATACTGAGAGGTCTTGTCCAGCGGGAACGAGTCCTGACGGGAAAAGGCCATAGGGAACTCCATAAAGGCAGAATTTTTTTCGGTGTTGTTGATAGCCATATTTCATTCCCTCCTTTATCCCAAAGTGACCACGAGGGTCGCGGCGTTTTCATAAGGCACAGCCGGTTCAAAGGTCCATACCTTGTACGACTTTGCAGTGTAGCCCTCAGCGCCCTCAACATCCACGGTTGTCTGCACGAAAGTGGACGTCACATCTGCGTTCATTGCGGTCTGATTGATAACCTTGGTAACGCCGGTCTTAGTAGCATCGCAGGCGATGCACACGCGCTGAGTACCCGAAGCCACGTTGATTGTAATGGTGCCAGCCGCATACGCCTTATTGCTTTTTGTCAGCCCACGGATGTAGGCGCTGTCCAGAGTGGGCTTCTCGGCAGTAGCGCCGTAGAAGTAATTACGGAACGGAGTGTATGCACTGGTGGTCTTTTCTTTCGTACCAGCAGCAATGCTCACAGCAGGGCTGGAATCGTCGCCAAGATTATCCTTGGCGGTAACGCCTGCGCCGTGAGTGACGATGGCCTTGTACCGCAAGCTGGACACAACGCCCTCGCCGCCGACATCGCCAATCTGGAAGCCAGCGCCGCCATTGTTGTCGGAACCAGCACTGAGAGAAGCGGCGTCCACGCTGGTAATCTGTTCTGTGCCTCCGTCCGTGATGCGCTGCACCACCCAGTTGGAAGCAACGACGCCAGTATCGTCAGGGCCGTACTGGTAACTACCCTTGTTGAGAGTACCGGCAGTGTAGCTGGCCTGCGCCAATGTAGTGCCAGCCTCAACCGCCTTTGCCCCAGAGAGGTTAAACCCGCTGATGCTGGGCTGAGTGGGATTTCCCGGCTGGAGCCGCTTAGACAGAATCTCGCTCAGAACATCTGCAACACTCTTGCCCTTAGAGGCCAGAGTGCCGGTTGCGTTCAGCTCTTTGGTGAGGTTGCCGACCTGCGTATAGCTGCCAGCGAGTTTGATGTCATCACGCATGATGACCTTATCAGCATCTACATTGCCGGTCATGGCGACCCACTTGGAGCCATCATAAGAGTAGGCGGCCTGCTCGTATTCCACAGCATCGACAGTAGTGGTAATAACGAACACGTCGCCCTTATTGGCGGTGGGCGCTCCTTCCTCCGCGAAGAAAGCCTCAATTACGCTCTCATCGGAAGCGGAGAGGTCGCTCTTCGCCGCCTCATAGAGAGAGACTCCAACTGAACTCAGGTCCACCGAAGTGTCATCCAGCCGTACAACCTCTCCAGATACCAGCGCATAGATGTCGTAGAACCCAGACTCAGAGTTCATCACAAGGTACAGGACGTTCTCTTCCGCAGTCTCCGAAGTCGGAACAGCATCGACCTTTTCAAACTTGGCGTGTTCCGAGTTGGAGATGGCGGTAGCGATTGCCTGCTGGATTTCCTGCGCAGTCATGCTGTCCGATGCGTTCATTTTGCCATCAATGATGGATTTCAGTGCTGTGGACAGGTCCTCCTCGGCAATCTCATTCTTCGCAGCGATAGAGCCAAGGGAAGAAGTGAGCGCATAAAGCGCCAGTTCTTGCTTGATTCTCTCTGCCTGAAGTTTCAACTGACCGAGGGTCGTAAGTTTGCCAGTAGAGATAGGCATAGCATCTTTCCTCCTTGTTGCGCGTCCATAGCGGAGGCCATCCGCTATGCGGCTATTTTAGTTCGAGCCATATACTTCGTTGAGCATCTGAATCACCTCCTCGTCGGTGGCGACATCCTCTTCGTCAACAACGGGAGTTTCCTCATCCGGCTCATCTGGTGCCTCTTCAGAGCCAAACACATCTGTAAGCATTTGCTTGACCTCTTCGTCGGTAGCCACGTTCTCTTCAGGCACAGAACCTTGAGCCATATTGCGGAGAATATCCAGACCCCCAAGCGCTCCGCACTGATGTACGGATATGGCTTGCTGCACATCCCATTTCTGAGTGGTCTTCCTAAACCCGCTGTCGCCGAAGCCGATGACAGATACATACAGCTTTCCGGCAATCAGGACTTCAGGAGGGATGTCGATGGGTTCTCCAACGTATTTGACGGGCTTGCCGTTGCACTTCTTGCCGCTGTTGGAGAACACAGCTACAATGTCCAGCCCGTCCCACGAACTGTCGAAAGTGAACGCAGCCTTTACAACGCCGCTGCTGCCAGCGACGAGTGTGCGCTGCCCAAGGTCGTGAGTGACCTTCTGGTCGTTCACGGTAAAGATAATCAGCACTGTTTTCCCTCCTGTCCTCATCAGAGTAGATTTCCAATATCGAAAGTGCTTTCAAGCTCATTGTAGGCGGCGCTTGTAGCGTCCACCATATCCTTGAACCGGCTCATCGGGAAGCTCTCAAGCTGGTCGAGGTAAACCTCGTTCCAAGGGCCGTATACCATGTCGAAGTTACCCGCCTGCCACTGTGCGGCTACGGGTTCTGCTCTGGCCTCTTTGGAGCCGGTCTCAGGAATTGCCTTAACAGGGAAGCCGGACAGGAACTTGACAAAGCTCCTTGCTTGGGCCTTGCCAGCCTGTCCAGGGTCCTGCGGCAGTCGTATGTGAACCGAGCCGAACATGGCCCGGTCTTTTTCTGCGGTAAGTTTGATGAGCTGGCGTACATCGTTGGCCTCCATACGGACGTTTATAACATCGGCAACAACGTAAGTGCCATCTCTCCTCTTCCCCATAAGTACACCCGCCGTGTAAGCGGGTTCGCCGCCCTCGTCCTCGGAGGTGGCTGCGAGGTCCCACGCTCTCGCCCACGAAACAACATCTAATGGGGGAGTGTCAAGAATACTGCGTAGCTGCACTCTCTTGAAGTAGAGTCCGGCAGCGGGTTTGATTTTCCAGTTGCCTTGCAAAAGACGCTCTCGTTCTACAAGCGGGAGCGCCTTCAGGTTGGCAAGGTATGAAGGATTCGTCTTGAGAAGAATCTGGTTGTCATAGATGGTGCTGGCGATGAACGTCACCGACTTCGGCTCGTTCAGCTCTTCGGGTGACCCCAGCTTGAACTGCTCAATCAGCTCTTCCTTGGTGTCTGCCCAATAGAGTTGGTCTTCTCTGCGTAGCATCCAACGTATAACGCCGGAACGCTCCTTGATGGGGTAGCCGGTATCAGGGTCAATCCACCAAGAGATGAACTTCGCCACCCAGCTATCGGCATCAGGGTTGCAGGAGGCTCGCACATACGGAGTTACTCCGCAGGTGCTTCTGTTACGGGAGAGCATATAGAAGAACGTCTTTTCCGAGAAGTGCGTCAGCTCGTCAAAGTAAAGCCCGCATATCTGAGAGCCTTGCCATTTATGGACATCCTGTTCTCGCTCGATATGGGCGAAGCTGATTTTGGACACCTCGTGTCCGTCACTCCCTCGGAACACCCAACGGCTTCTGCCAAGCTGCGGGTACGCCCTTGCGATACCGCTATACAGCTTCATGCCTTCATCCCACAGGCCACCCTGAGAGAATATCTGATTGTGGTTCTTTCTGAAGAACACAGCACCATAGCCCTCACGGTCTTTCCATCGAAGGGCGTCAATGAGCATACCGCAGGTCTTTCCTCCTCCGGCTGCCCCTCCATAGATGCAGATTTGAGCACGAGATGCGAGGAAGCGTTCCTGCGCCCCTTTCTGGGGAGCGATTATTCTTTTACTCATCGCCATCAACCCCCATTCCGTTATCAGGGACGTAGACAACTACATCCTCGCTGTTCTCCTCTGCTTCTACATCAACACGGTACTCTCCAATGCTGCCAGCTCTCGACCTGCGTTCAAGCTCAGAGCCGAGTTTCACGGCTTCTCTGATGTCCTTGAACGAAAGCTCGGAAGCGTCCAGCTTTTCGAGTGCCTCCAGCGCCGCCTTTTGCAAGCGCATAGCAATATTAGTATGGCGCTCATACATCTTCCGTCTTTCCTTGACGGCGTGAGCGAGCGCCTGTTTTTGAACCTCGTTGTCGTAGGCCCTGACTCGTTCATCCCAGAACCACCGGGACTTCCAAGTTGTAATTAACTGCCTACTTTTCGACAAGTTTTCGGCAACGGCTGTTACAGTGCGTGGCGGCTCCATATCTCGGTAGGCGAGGAAGGCAGCCCACGCTTGTTCCGTCTCCTTCGGTTGCCGTTCCCAAAGGCAAGGTTCCTGCGTGGATTTCTTGCTACCCATATCGCCTCCCCTTTCCTGAGCAAGATTCGGAGGCTACCACTGTTTTATCTCATTCAGACCTCCTACGCAGAAGTTTGTATGCTTGAACCACTACCAGCACTACATTCAACAGTATGGTACTGAAAGAGCGTATCGTGACCCCGTAGATAATGAAAAGGAGAGCGCCAATCAGGTCAAAAATCCTGATTTTGCGTTCTCCGTTCATCGTGAAGGCCAGAATGATGAAAAGCGTTCCGGCTATTCCAATCCACTCCATACATCAAGCTCCTCGTTCGTACTTATCAACCTTGTTGACAACTATGGTAGTAATGGGGAGAATGATGACTTCATAGGCGGTTTTGAGCACCACCTGTGCAACGAGCATCTGTACCAGCGATTCGATAGGCATTTGCCCAAGGAACGCAATCGGGATGAACACAAGGCTGTCTGCCACCTCTCCGAAGAAACTGGAAGCGATAGCCCGAATCCCGAACTTCTTATGGTCATCAGGGTGCTTGCTCTTCAATCTGCGGAATACTCTGTCGTTTACAAGGTCTCCAATAACAAAGGCCGACAGCGATGCCACCAGAACTCTCGGAGCGCTGCCCAGCACCGTCTCAAACGCCTCTTGGTTGCCCCAGTAGGAAGGAGCAGGGCTGGCGATTGCCAGCTCGAACGCCAGTACCATCACCACATTCATGGCGAACCCCATATAGCAGGTGATTCTACTCCACCGATACCCGTACACCTCAGAGAATACATCGCTGAGGATGTAAGTCACGGGGAAAATGTAAATGGCTCCTGTCATAGTGAGTCCAAAAGGGAATTGCATCTGCTTGGAAGTGATGACATTGCTGATAAGCAGGCAGGCCACCGAGATAACGGTCAGCAGCACCTGAAGGAAGCTGTACCTCTCGTTGCGAAGGGTTACTTTCTTGTTCATGCCCAGTAGCCCTCGCTTTCCTTGCCGACTCTCACGTCGAAGTGTACGGCGTTTTTGACCTCTGCCTCCACTCTCAACTTTGCTGGGGCATATCTGCTCTGGATGAGGTTGTACACCCACTCCACAGCATCCTCAATGATGAGGTCTTTGCCGCAGCCGTGTCGGAACTCTTTGTCGAGTTCGATGTAGTCTGGCAGGTACTTGCCCGGAACCATATCAACGCTCATCTGAGCGGTGTAGTGCTCGTTGCCTTGCGGGCAGTAAAGCTGGAGGTCGAAATCAAAGTGAATGTCGCTGAGTTTTTGATGGTGTTCCAGACGAGTGATACCGTCATTCTGCTTTACCGTGGTGAGCGCTGGGTCTGCCACACCATTTGCAGCAAACGCTCTCGCTCTATCAATGCAGGTGGCACACTCTCCGCAGGGCGTATCTCCACCCTCATAGCAGGACCAAGTGAGATGATAGGGGGCCTTCAGGGATAGTCCGGCGTGTACCACCTCTCCCTTCGTCATGGTGATGAGTGGAGCTACCAGCTTAACCGCACCGCCAGACCCTTCTTCGATGGCCTGATTCATAGCTTCAGCAAATTTCTCGGAGCAATCAGGGTAGGCACTACCGGCAGCGTCATCAGCGTGAGCGCCGTAGTAAACCTTGGTTGCGCCTACGCTCAATGCAAATGCCGCAGCAGCAGAGAGGAACAATCCGTTACGGAACGGCACATAGGTGTCAACCGTCCCTTTGCCGCCCATCTCCATGAGCTGGTCCGAGTAGCTTTCGTGCTTGATGGCCTTGTGGCTGTGCTTCAGGAGAGGGCAGTCACTGTACTGCATTACCGTACTCATGTCCATCTCGTAGTACGGAACACCATACCACTTTGCTACCGCCTTGGCGCTCTCGATTTCCTTATCGTGCTTCTGCCCATACAGCATATTGAGTGCGACTACGTTATTGGAACCGTATTCGTCCACCGCCATAGCAAGGCAGGTAGTGCTGTCAATGCCTCCGCTCAGGAGGACAACTGCTTTCTGTTTTTCCATAAGTGAGGTTTTCTCCTTTCGAGGTTTTTATCACTTGCTGGTGGTTAAGACTCTTTGATTGTCTCGATGGGGAAATGACTGTCGCTACGGACAACCACTCTCAGATGCTCCGGCTCATACACACTGGTGAGCTTCTGGAACACCTCATCGCAGAGCTGTTCGCTGGTGAGGTGCTTGCCGTTCAGTTCCTGCTTGAAGTAGGCTTCAAGGTCAAGAAAGTCGGCAATCGTGTCATTCAGCTCAATCTCACAGCTCACAGACGCCCTGTAATAGTTCGGACCCAGCGGGCAGAACACAGTAACGGGGACATCAAGGAATCTCATGCGAGTGATGCCATTGTCGTTTGAGTAGGTTTTCATAGGTTTTCGTACTCCTTTCAGTGGTCAAGTGATTTTGCATATTGTGACCACACCTTGAGGTTGTGAAGGTTGACAGGCTGACCGTCGAGCTTTTTGTCGGGGTAGATATTCTTCTTCCCGCACATGGCATTGCCTTTCAGCTCGAAGGTAACTCCGTACCTACCTCCGCTGCTCCAAGATGTAGAGTCAACCGAATCAAACGGGTATTGCTTCAGCTTTTTGGTGTCGGTATAGCCCAGACCGTGAATTTGCGTCCCAGTCCTATGGGCCTCCTGAATGAACCAAGGGAAGATTTTCTCTATCGCCTTGCCGTTCGGGTTCTTTGCAATACCTCCAATGGAGACATAGCTGTACTCCTTGCACATATTCACGAAATACTGCCAGCCACGATTACTGTGCCAGACAGGGATACTCTGCTTGCCCGTTTTTGACTCTATCCTGCGACGGAATTCCTCCACCTTCTCCAGCCCGACAATTCTGTCGATGTCCAGCTCGAAAAAGTGATGAACATTCCATGTGTTGATGAAGTCTATATAGGCGTCCACATATCGGTCCCACTCTGCCATCGTTTTGGAGTGGCCTTTCGTGAAGAAAGTAAAAGCCCCACTGTCAAGGAGATAATCCTTACAGTAGGGTCTTCTTACGCTGTTCATGATTTTTTCTGATTTCTTACTGCCTCCCTGAGCTGAAGCAAAAGAAAATAGGATGTACGGAGGCTTCGCCTCATCGAACATCTCGGTTTTGCCCTCAATACCGGCGAGATACAGTCTCATGGCAGGTCAAACCATTCCCCGCAGTGCGGACACTGGATTCGCTCAGGCTCAGGTTCCTCAACGGGCTTATCTTGCTTGTCCTTCAGGTATTCGTCGATGTCGATTTCAGGCAGCTCGAAGAACCCGAATTCCTCCATGTCCATCTCGATGTCGCCCAGCTCAATGTTTAACTTTGCGAGGTCCCAGTCTGCGAACTCGGCAACTTTGTTATCAACAAGCCTGAACGCCTTCACCTGCTCCGGCGTGAGGTCGTCGCACAGTATGCAAGGCACCTCTCTCATACCAAGCTGTATTGCAGCCTTGAGCCTCGTATGACCAGCGATGATAACATCGTCCTTGTCGATGAGAATGGGAACCTTGAAACCGAACTCCTTGATGCTGTTCGCCACGGGAGTCACGGCCTTATCATTCAGCCGAGGGTTGTTCTCGTACTGAATGAGTTCATCAACGGGCTTTTGGATGATTTCCATTTTTTCAACTCCTCTTCAAATCTTTCGTTTCGGTAATATTCCGGCAAAAAAATATGCGGAACACGCATCGGTTCCGCACATTACAAAATTCTACGGTACTATTGTACCACGGACGTATTGACAGGTCAATGACAGCTTTTTGACACGAAGTGTTCCCTTATAACTACCTCAAGTTTCGGCTTTTGCAGGCTCCGTTGCTGTATAATTGGGATATTCCACTACGAAAGGAGCCTTCACATGGCAAAAGAACACTGGCTGGTCGAGTACAGCCGAAAAGTAAACGACTCGTTTGATGGTTCAGAGGTGTATTTTCTTGAGAATCCTGCGGAAAATGCTCTTCTGAACGACCTTGAGCACTATCCTCATGCCTTTGTGCTGGCCTGCTGCATGGACAGGCAGGTATCGTCGGATAGGGCTTGGAGAATACCTTGTATCATAAGGAATCTCTACAAGGAGTTCACAGTAGACGAGCTGGCATCCATACCCTTGGAGGAGTACCAGCGCATCTTCCGAGAGAACTCTCTGCATCGTTTCAATGACGCTATGGCAGAGATATTCTACAAGGCGGTCTGGCGTCTCAAGACACAGTATGGTGGTGACGCTTCGCGGATATGGTCAAATAATCCGAGCAGCGCCGCCGTAGTTTATCGTTTCTTGGAATTTGATGGCGTGGGCGTGAAGATTGCAACGATGGCAGCGAACATTCTTGCCCGCCAATTCAAAGTACCGTTCTCGGACTACTATTCCATCGACATTTCACCTGATGTTCATGTGTTCCGGGTGTTCCAGAGGACTGGACTTACGAAGCCTGGCGCAACAAGGGACGCTGTTATCTACAAGGCAAGGGAATTATGCCCGGAGTTCCCCGGAATTACTGACGCTGCCTGCTGGAGAATAGGTAGGGGCTTTTGCCACGCCTCTTCTCCAGACTGTGAGCGCTGCCCAGTAACAGAGTATTGTCCGAAACTAATCGACCCACCCGAAGAATAAAGCGCTAAGGTCTTGCAGGGCCGAGCGGTTGTAACGGTAGATGGTGCGTTCATCTACGAAGTATACTTCCGCGAGGTCCTGCACTGTTTTTATCTCTTCGTCAAGGTAGAGAGCGCGAACAACTTCCCATTTCCGCACAATTTCGGTCTTCCCAGAGGATTCGCAGCGGAATTTGTAGTAGTCGAGCATCCGAGTTACATGGTCGAGGATGATACGAACTTTTCCGACTCGTTCCTGTATTGACTGTACAGAAAGGGTGTGGCTGTCATAGCTGCATCCCATGATGTCGAGCAAAGTTTGGAGGTCAAGGTCATCTTCGAGCTGTGCAGCGTCGTACACGGCACTTTCGCTGTATTTTACCATACCCCTGTACTTTTCCATCAAAAGACGGGTGTTGTACAGCCTTTTGTCCCTGTTCTCCTGTCGGGACCTGTCAAACTCCTTATGGTATTCCTCAATCGCAACACGAGATGCAGTCTCGGTTATTTTCTTGAGCTGGTCAGAACTCAAGCTGATTCCATCGCTGTTTTTCTTGCCCATGTTTCTATCCCTCCGTTTTGGCTCCTACCGGACGCCATATTCATAAACCGCCTCGGAGCCAAAGCCGAAGCTAAACACGTTCGAGGCCCAAACTAATGCGAATTGCCCTGTCAAGGTATTTGTCTGCCTCAGTATTGACGACAGTGCCAAGATAATCAGACAAGCAACGCTTGTCGATAGTGAGGATGTCCTCCAGCGTAGCGATACTGGGCTTCTTCAGCCCATGCTGTCTGCCAAGGAAAACGTGAGTGGGCAGCGGTTTCTTTTTAGCGCTCGTTACAACAGCCACTATGACGCTGTTCCCATTCACATTCCCTTTATCATTTTGTATGATAACGACCGGCCTGCAACCACGCTTGCCTCCGTTCCCTTCATTTCGCAGGTCAGCATAGAAAATATCGCCTCTCCTTGGCTGCACAGACTTACTGGTTCTCCTCCGGCTCACGCTCACCGCCTCCGTCCTTTTCTGCTCGTGCGGCGTTTGCGGCAGCCAGCAGCTCAATCGTCTCGTCCAGCCGAACGCTAAGTACATATTTTTGACCATCTGCGGTATATGAGATGGATAACACGCCGTTCTCCCAGCTCGCAAGCAGTCGGCAAGGAAGAACCTGCACTCCCATCTTCTTTTTCAGCAGACGGGCCAGCGTACACTGGGCGTCAAGCTGAACACTATCGCTGACGCCGCTCACCTCCATAGGCACTCTAACTATTTCGCTCATTGATTTCGTCCTCCGTCTCAGGTTTCTTTTTCTTCAAGCCATAGATTTTACAGAGAGTCCTGTCCAGCAGGATGCCGCCCTCAAGGTGATACTTCTCGTCGAACTCCCTTTGCCCCATCGTATGGCACTCAGTATGGTGCTCCCGGCAGAGAGGCATTGCCTCCATGCCCTCGTGAATGATTTCCTCCCGGTTGCGGCCCATTCCAACTCTGTCAACGTGATGCAGTTCCGCTCTGGAACCGCAGACGCAGCATTTTCGGTTGATAAGGCAACTGTAAATGTAAACTGGAATATCATCCACGAACTGCAATAGTGGGAAGTGGCACGGAATATCCCACTGGAGGATAAACGACACCAGATACTTCTGAAAAGCGCAGACAAGGGACATCGGAGCGTTCGACAGCGAGAAAATCTTGTCCGCTGTCTCTCCGAAGTCCTCGGCGAGAAACTTGAGCTTCATGTACTCTTTGGTACGGTCTTTGCCCTCGCCAACGTAGTCTGCGATTTCCCCGATAAGGGCGTAGCAGGCCCTCCGCTGCTTGTCAGACAGAGGTCTGCTGTCAATCATCTGCACGAGGCAATCCTTATATCCGCGCTTGGTCATTGTGAACCAGTCATCGTAGAAGCACTTGATGGTCACAACGCCGTGTTCATCAATGTCAACGATTTGCCCCTTCACAACGTCCATCGCAGTTTTCATTTACTTGACCCCCGTACTGCCGAAGCCGCCACGGTTCTCGCCGCCGAGCGAATCCACCTTCACGAATACCAGTCTCGGCTGTCGCTGCATGATGCGGAACTGGGCAATTCTGTCGCCCTTGTGAATCACGGTGTCCCTCATGGCAATGGCGGGGAAGCCCCACACATCGTCATCGCCGTGATAGCTGTTGTCGATAATCCCAAAGCTGTTCGCAAGGATGATGCCGAAGTTTTTGTAGGTAGAGCTTCTCGGAACAACATGGGCCTCAAACCCGTAGGGAAGTCTCATGCTCACACCGAGGGAGATAATCCGATACTCTCCCTGCTTCATCTCCACATCCTCTGCGGAACGAAGGTCAACCCAATCGCCCCAGTTTTTGTGTTCGGGAACCGGCAGCTCAGGGTCGTGTACGATAATGGGAATCACAAACTCTTTCATTTTCATGTACCTCCAAGTGTGTAATTAAAACGGCGGGAAATCGTCGTCTGGAATCTCTTCAAAGTCACCAGCGTAGTCGGTCTGCCCGTAGTCCTGTGCGGGCTGCTCGCCATCCTGTTTCGGTTTCTGCTTTGGGAACCCAACGTGGTCGCACACTACCTCCACCGACTTGCGGCGTGTCCCGTTCTGGTCCTCCCAGTTGCGAGTTGTGAGAGTGCCGGTGATTTCGATGGGGTCTCCTTTGGCAAAATACTTGTTCACGAACTCCGCTGTGTTCCTCCAAGCTACGCAGTCAATGAAATCGGATTTGTCCTTTACGCCGGGCCGGTCTACTGCGACACCGAACGAGCAAACCGAGATATTGGACTGCGTGGTTTTGAGTTCAGGGTCTTTCGTGAGTCTGCCTGAAATATTTACGCTGTTCATAGGTTTTCCTCCCTGCTTATAATCGACGTAAGAGTGCCAGGATTGGTCCAAAGTGCCGAAGAGGTAACTTTATACTCCCTTGGCATAAAACGCCGTCCTGCGTACTCCTACGCTGTCTCCTGCGCGTTTGGGATGGATGAGATAGAAACCTCTACGCGAGGAACATCGCCGTACAGCTTTTTCACGATGCAATCCACCACCTGCGCGTCATCCCTGTATGCGATACCGTTGAGGCTGTCGCAGATGGATTTAAGCACGTTATCGGAATCAGGCTTCTTGGTCGGGCGAATCGCCCCTTCAAGCATCTGACGCCTCTTTTTCTGACTGGCAGACTTCGGAATGCCATAGTAGGCGGTGACCTCAACCCTTAGCATCGCCTTCTCAGCGAATCGGGCCTTGCCGCACTGCCTTTGGTACTCCATCCTCACAAGGTTCTCATAAATTACCGTGTCCTTCGGAGTGCGAGTGGTAATTCTGCCTCCGTATGTACTGAACTGGGGGCGGCCTTTACCCTTCGGCTCTCCAAGCACAGTAAATTCCACCCTCATCAGCTTTCCTCCTCCTGACGTAAGGAGTACCTCGTGTAGTGCTTCCCGTTGCTGCTCTCCATCGTGGAGACAATGGGGTAGCCCCCCTTGCGTAGTGAGTAGATAATTCCTGACAGCCTCGTGGCGTGGAATTTCATAATCGCCTCCCACGAAGTAATGCTGCCATTCTCCTGAAGGTGCCTAAGCACCTGCTGCCTTTGTGTCATGGTTTTCATTCTCGGTCCTCCTCTCTGTCTGGTATTCCGTATTCGAGGTAGTAAGCGTAGCTCTTCTTTCCCTCTACACGCTCTTTCATCTGCCGGACTATGTAACCGTTCTTGACGAGTATCGCCGCAACCGCGAGCCGGTCATCTTCCAGCATGATTTTCAACTTTTCCATCATCAGCCCTCCAGAAACTCTTTCATCTCCCGGAACCGTTTGTTCGCCTCCATCTTTCGGAACGACGAACCCGTGAACTTCACGGGGTAGCACACCTCAAAGATTCGGTCATAGATTCGGGAATATCGGATGTCTACCACATTCTTCATCGCCGCAAGGTCGAGGTTTGTAGTGAGAATCATCGGGAGCCTCGCCCTATACCGGCTGTCTACGATGTTGTAGACCTTCTCCAGCGCGAACTCCGTAGAGCGCTCGGCCCCAAGGTCGTCTATGATGAGCAACTTTGCCTTGTTGAGCTGACTCAGAAGTTTGCTCTCGTCCTCCTTGAAGTTCTGAGCGCTCTCCAGTAGCTTCACAAATGAGGTCATTATCACCGGGACCTTTTTCTCCAGCAGCGCATTGGCAATACAGGCCGCCGAGAAGGTCTTGCCCGTGCCTACGTCGCCGTAGAATAAAAGCCCCTGATTCTTTTCCAGCATCTCGGAGAATCCGTCTACATATCTTCGGCAGAGACGAAGCGCTCTGGCGTTCTCTTTGGTGCTCTGGAAGCTCTCAAAGGTCTGGTCAGAGAACTTTTCGTCCATCAAGCTCTTCTTCCTGAGCTGATAGACAATCTCCATGTCCTTGAGCTGCTGCTGGCGGCGCTCCTCCTCTTCCTTCTCCCGTTTCATGCACTCACACATTATGGGGAATTTTTTCGGGTGCTTTTCTCCGCTGTCATCCCAAGCAGGAACTTCGATAACACACTCCCTCGGAGTATGGCACTTGCCGCAGTAGAGAAGCCCGTCCTCGGGGTTCACATAGTCCTCGTCGTACTTAGGCTGGTTTGCGTAGCCTCTGCGGGCTACGCTATCGAACACTGACTCAAAAAAATCACTCATCGTCTTTTGGCCCCCAGTCTGCATAAGGGTTATCAGGGTCAAAATCATCCTGCGCTGCACCCGGCGTCACCAGCGACGACCCGTAGTCATCGTCCCATCGCTCCTGATTCAGCCAAGTGGCGGGGTATGGGATGAACTGCCCTCTGTCCTTGGTCCACTGTTCGCATTTCTTGGCAATCTCCAGAGCCGCCATAATCTTTGCAAACAGTTCCTTGTCCGGTGAGAGCTTCTTCCAAGCCTTCCTTGCGCCACCCTTGTTCGATTTCCGGGGGTACGCCTTCCAAAACTCATCGAATCGCTCTTCCTGCAAATTCTTCTTCGGAACTGAAACTGATACTCTATCATCTTCAATATCAATTTCACTTTCAATTTCACTTTCATTTTCAATTTCATTTTCAGAGTTTGCCGGATGGTTTGCCGATACATTTGCCTGACTATTTGCCGAGGTGTTTGCCGGACCGTTTGCCGAAAGATTTGCCGCAGCAAATCTGGAATTAGTGCTGTCAGCACCCCTTTTCCCGGCATCAGAGCGCTTTGCACTTATCTCGCCGTCCTTGACCATCCTCTTCTGATAGAGGCGTTCACCTTCGAGAGTAAGTACTCCCTCTGAAACGAGTTCCCGCAACGACCTGTCAATGACATCTATCTGATATGGCATCAAATACGAGAGCTGGTCCGCGAAATTGCGAATGGTGTCATCACTCTTTTTCTCCCGTTCCTTCAGCGTCACAACCCCGTACTCTGGCATCTTGTGAAGGATGCACATAAGCCGAATGTAGACCCCTGTGCTCTCAGCGCTGCAATACGCCAGCTTCTCATCTACGAGGAAGTCCAGAACGTACAGCGGGAGATATGGCTGGTCTCTCAATGCCATCTGTCATCACCGCCTTTCAATCGGTATGGCGGCAGCCGCACCAGCTACCGCCGCACCGTACAAGGAGTATCACTCCTCTTCAACAACCTCTTCCTGCTGTGCTTCTTCTTCGTTCTCCACGAACTCCTGAAGCTCTGCCATCACCTTGGCGTAATCGGAAACCCGAAGCCCCGTGGTGCTGGTAAAGCCCATCTCATTGATAATGTGCTTCACAACCTCATTGGCCCTGTCACCAAGGTACTTCTTCGCAGTGCGGAACAGCTCCTGACGCTGCTCGTTTGTGATTACGGGGTCATCATCCTCCTGCATCACTACCGTTTCACCACTGACCTCGGTGTACTCTGCATCCACCGCAGGAATAGCACCCGAAGCAATCATCTCCTCCTCGGAGTAAACGCCCTCATAATCCTTCGGGAAGGCGTCTCTTACGCACTGACTAACTGCAACCTTGTTTATCATAGTGGCGGGTTTGGACTTCCAGTTCGCCATATTCTTGTTGTACTCAGCGAGGGACACTTCCTTAAACGCAGTGCGTTCTTTCCCTCCGCGAAGGAAAGTCACCCGGCACCACCCGCCGATAAGAGCTTCGCCCGGATAGAGACAGCACCCTTCTTTCTGCACGATAGTGTTAGCCCGCTGAACGGTAATGCCATCGTTTTTGAAGAGGTAGTCGGGATTGTTGAACGCCCTGCGGAGGTAGGCATCCTTGCCCACAACCATCTGTGCAGGCTCATCCTTGCTGTACTTAATGAGGTAGACCTCGCCGCTCACCAGCGGGTTGAGGTTCTGCATCTTGCAGGTGTTCATAAAGAACACCAACTCTTGGTCCGTAGTCAGTTCAGCCCGACCTCTCACCAAATACCGCTTTACGAAGTCGAGGTCCAGCTCCACATGGCTTCCAAGCACGTCGTAGCTGACGGACAAAGCGTTCTTTTCGGCCTTACTCAAAGCGTTACTCATTGTCAGTACCTCCTATACTCACTTGCGAAATGCAACTTTGGCGACTTCCTTGTAAACTACGCCCGGGATATGCACCTGACCCTTGGTGGCCCGGATAAGGCGCATCACCGCAGACCGGTCAACGGGGCGAATCTCCACTCCCGCAACCAGCACCGGGACTTTGCTGCTATCAATGCTCTCAATCTCCCAATCCTTCTTGGTGCTCACGCCCTCCGCCTTGGGCTTCTCAGCGGCAACAGAAACCACGCCGGACATCTGGTCCATAATCTCGGCCTCCTCTACCGCCGCATCTGCGGCATCGGCCTTCCCCTGAGCCTCCAGAGCAATGGCCTCCTGCAACTTCCGCTCCGCTTCAGCCTGAGCCGCACGTCTGGCGGCTTCCTCGGCCTCCCTGCGGATTCTCTCCTGCTCGTCAATGTAACTGCCCATCGTCTGCTTGAGGATTTTCTCCGCATTGGACAGCGGCTGGAGCATCGCCTTCTCCCTCGCACAAATCTCAGCGTGTGCCTTGTGCGCCGCCTCCTTAATGGGCTTCCAGAACTCCTTTACTTCGGAGGTGCGCTGCTTCAGCAGCCTACCGAACTGCGCCGCCTCTTTGTAATCGTCCTCGGTGTCAATGGTAATGGCACCGGCCTGAAACTCAATGTCCGTGACCTCCTGACTGAGGGCTTCTTCACGTTCAATCAGCTCCAAGTTCTGAGTCTCCATTACAGCTACTGTGGTCTCGGTATTCATTCTCTTTACCTTCCTTTCGCAAATTTCTGCTTGTAATTTCTCACCGTCATCAGCGCCGTGAATACTCTCCAGCACTCTGTGGCGGAATCACCGAACGGAATCATCTCGTATGTACCATCCTTCTTGAGGTGTACGATGGCCTCCCCGAACTCCGCTACGCCCAAGTGGGAGCAGTAGGCCCTGCTGTACGCCTCAAGCTGGACCCCGCAGAGCATCGACTGCACCGAAGCGGACGTTTTGAAGTCAATCAGCGTATCAACGCCGTCCACCTCCGCCAGCATATCTGCTGTTCCTGCGTAGAGCAGACCTTTGTGGTACAGCTTTATCTCGGTTCCGTATGGAACCACCTTGTGGTCCTCATACCAGCGGAGGAAGCCATTGAAGTACCCCTCGTGTTCGGGAGGAATGTCCTCAATCCCGAACTTCACGAAGTTCTCAATGGCATTATGTACCGCTGTACCCCTCTTGGCAGCCCGGTCCAAAACCGCCTTATCAATGCTCCCATAGACATCGCCGGACAAAGGCTTCATCACCGTTGTGACACTGGGCAGCGCCACGCCGTTCAACTTGTAGATGTGCCTCCGCTCATCGAATGTCAGCTCAGGCAGTTCCAACACTTCCATCATCTCTCAGGTTCCTCCGCTACGTTCTTCATTGCGCCGCACTCTTCCATCAGGATGTCTACGGCATTGTCCTCGAAGCACTCCTCGTGATAGAACTCGCAGTCCATCTCGTAGTAGGTCTCCCCGGCCACAATCGGGTCGCCGCAGATTTTGCAGCGGTAGACTTCGGGCGGCTCAGGTGCGTTCGGGCATTGCGGGTGGCAGGGAGTCATATGGCAGATTTCGCACATCTCTGTTCCTCCTTCCTCATCTGATTGATAAAGCCCCGAAGGTTTATGTAATACCTCTGAATGAGGTCCTCCAGCTCGTTCTCGAACAGCAGGTAGAAGTAATCCTCGTCCTTGCCGTTCAGCTCGCATTTTCTCTTGGTGTATTCGATTGTCCGGGAAATTTCCTCGTCCTCGAATACGAAGCCCGTCTTTTGGGACACCTGTTCGACAATCGCCTCAGTTCTCCCAAGGTCGATAGCCCATCGCTCGGTCGTGACCCTCATCGGAATCCTCCTCTCTGTGTTTACTGTATTTATAATATTCCTTCCTACATTATAATTATAGTAAACTTAGGGTAATAGGGCAAGGAGGTTTGGAAACTTTTTGTGGGATTTGACGGAAGATTTACCTTTCGGTAATATCTCAAGCTACGTCGAGCGTTTCCATTGTCTGGAGTACGTTCCAACTGTACTGGGTGGAGTAAATGCCCTGTGACCAGAGGTCCTGAGCGCCGCCCTCTCCGCAGTTGTAACACATCAGAGCCAAGTGGTAGTCACCATATTTCTCAATGAACCCTCCGAGCAGGTACGCTCCAGCCTTGATGTTGTCCTCTGGATTGTGCTGTATGTCCGTCACCCCGTACTCTTCCAGCTCTGCTTGCAGCCACTCGAAATTCATCTGGTGAATCTGCATCAGCCCGTAGCAGATACCGTTCTCGGCTTCTGGGTTGTAGCTGCTCTCCCGAAACATCACCGCCAGCAGCAGCCTATACGGCACTCCAAAAGTTTCTGCGGCGTCCCTCGCAACAAGCTGAAGGTCATAAGAAAGTGCGATTGAGTCTGTGAGCGTTCCGTTTTCCAGCATCTCCTCAACAGTCAGCTCCTCCGGCTCTTTCGAAGCATCCGGTGTAGAGCTTGGAGTAGGAGCTGTGGAGGGAGCGACGGACTCCTGTATCTCCGGCACCGGGGCAGGGAGTTCCGTTTTGCTTTCCGCACCATCCAGCGACGATGTACAGGCAGCGATAACTACCGCAGTGCCTGCAACAACCAATGCTGCCAGCGCAACTCTAACAATTCTTCTACGCCGGGCAGCCTCTCTTCGCCTCCTCATCTCTTTCCTTGTCATGGTGAATATTCCTTTCTTCTGGTCTAATGACGAACTGGGCAATATCGACTTTCGACATATTTCTGATACCGTCCAGCAGTTCCTCGACCGTAGTGATACCGTAGTCAGCCTGCAATGTCCTTATCAGGGCCTCTCTGCGAAAGTCTGCCACTGTTGCCCTCCTTTCCCGGCATCAGCGGCTAATCAAAACTACCACTCCTGACAGCTCTTTCAAGGAGTGCGAGGGCCTCTTCAGTCCTACGCTTAGCCTCAAGGAGTTCCTTTCGGAGTTCTGGAATCATCGCAGCTTCTGCCTTGTCTATCATCCCATCGTCCATAATATCGGAAAGTGCCTCGGTCACATTCTCAATCGTCCCCTTGACGTTCTGCAACCGAAGCACTGTCCTTTCCGCAGGCACGTCCTCAATGCACCTGCAATCTTTACCGAGAGGACACTCAGTCGCACAATACCACGAGCGCAGTTCCGGCTCGTTATAGGCATCTGCCATCAACGCAATAACATCGTTGGGCGGTCTGGTGATGTCCAGCTCGTATTTCTTGAGGCTATCCTCTGTGACGCCGGGAAGGTGAGTTACCGCAGTAGCTCTGGAGGCAAAGTCCTCGTTGTACTTTGCGGCCCGTAAACGTGCCTGACAATACCTATTAGACCCTGCTACTGTTACTTGTCTTGACATTTATTTCACCCACCTTTTGCGGTATGATATGGTTGTAAGGAAGAGAATCCTCCTTACGAAACGGTAAGGCAGAGCGGAAAAAAATATCGTTGAACTCGTCGAACGATAGCTCAAACAGCTTGGAGAGTTGAGCGCACTCCACCAGCGTCACAGGCACACGGCCCTTCTCTCGGTCCTTGTAACCCGAAACGGGGATTCCCAGTTTCACAGCAACTTCTTCCTCGCTGTACCCGATTCTCTCCCGTGCTTTCTTGAGGGGGAACGGGAACTGACGGAAATTATAATTTTCTTTGCTATCTTTTGAAAAAGGTAAGTCACCGTCAAAAAAAATAACGACAAACTTCTCAAGAGATAGCTGGAGCACCTGCGTGATGGTAAACGCATCGCTGAGCGTCACTCTCACGTTCCCGTTTTCCCGCTTGATGTAGCTATCAACGGTACGGTCAATGGCGTCCGCAAGCTCCTGAGCCTTGACCCCTCTGCGGATGCGAGCCACCCGCAACTCTGTCAGGTTCATCCTCGAACCTCCTTTCTTCTGTCCTCTTTTTTATTATAGTATAAAGGACACGCAATTTCAAGCCTGTTCTTATAAAATTAGTAACTTTTCTTGATGTTCGTTATAAGATTGGTGTACAATATTACGCAGGAGGTAATTACTATGGCAGACTTTTCAAGCAAGCTCAGAGACATCATCGAATCCAGAGGCGTCACGCAGTCGTGGCTCGCCGAAAAAACAGGGGCAACGGAGGCCACCATCTCCCGGTATCTGTCCGGCGTACACAAGCCGAACTTGGAAATTGTAGCCCGTATCGCCCAAGCGCTGAACGTGTCCATCGACTACATCATGGACCTGTCACTCAGCCCTACACCTTATAAGGAGCCAGAGCGAGAAATTGTGATTCTCGCAGACGCATATCGCAGGGCAGACGATGACCACAAGAACATCGTCTGGAGCGTGCTGGACTCCTATCTCACGCCAGAGGAAAAAACATTCGTATCGCAGCCAAAGCAAGACGCGACAGCCGGATAATGCGGCAGCAATCTGCCTTGGTGATTGACTTCGTACAATTCAAGAAACGAAATACTGAGAAAGCCGACCTCGCTTCCAGCAAGGACGGCTTTCCTACTATGGAGGTGAACAAGGATGGGGAAGATAGCTGATAAGCTGAAACAGATTCGGGTAGCAATCTACGTCCGAGTGTCTACTCACTACCAGATTGATAAGGACAGCCTTCCCGTCCAGAAGGAAGAGCTGATAGCCTACGCCAAGTATGTGCTGAACGCCGATTCCTACGAGATATTCGAGGACGCAGGCTTCTCTGCGAAGAATACAGACAGACCTGGCTTCCAACAAATGATGTCCAGAATCCGTGAGGGGGAGTTCTCTCATGTACTGGTATGGAAGTTGGACCGAATCAGCCGAAATCTGCTCGACTTTGCAGCGATGTACGATGAGCTGAAGCGTCTCGGCGTCACTTTCGTATCGAAGAACGAGCAGTTTGATACTTCCTCTGCGATGGGCGAGGCAATGTTGAAAATCATTCTCGTTTTTGCAGAACTTGAAAGGAAGATGACAGCGGAGCGAGTCATCGCCGTGATGATTTCTCGTGCTGGCAACGGTCAGTGGAACGGCGGTCGCATCCCGTTTGGCTACAACTATGACAAAAATACCGAAACCTTCTCGGTCAACGAAACAGAAGCCGCAGTCGTACTGAAGATGTTCGACCTATATGAAGAAACTCACTCTCTTTTGCAGGTAGCAAAGGCTCTCAACGCCTCTGGAAGCAGGCATAGGAGCGGCAAGGAGTGGACGCCCACCACCGTGAGTATCATCCTCAAAAGTCCATTCTACACGGGCGCGTACCGCTACAATTACTACGATATGTCCAAACGTAACAGCAGACAGGATGTAAAACCGGAGGGAGAGTGGGTTATCGTCGAGGACCATCACCCAGCTATCATAGACCCTGTACGCTGGAAAAACGTCGTAGAGCTGCTGGAGCGCAACCGAAGAGGCTGGCAGTCTGCTGGCAAGACGTACACAAGGAAGAACATCCATGTGTTCGCAGGCTTGCTCACTTGCGGCGTGTGCGGGAGTATCATGAGCGCTACCAGCAATGCCAGAGCGCACAAAGATGGCTACCGTCCCTCCAACTATGCCTGCATGAGCCACCGAAAAAACAACGGCTGTACAAACAAGTACATTACGGATACCAAGATAGGGCCGTTCGTTCTGAATTATATTTCTAACCTCATACGAGCAAAAGAGAGCTTCGGCAAAACGACCTCACCTGAAACTCTCCAGAAAAAACTCTTGCGGGGCGATATGTTCAAAGATATAGTCCGAATCAAAGAACCGGGCCTGATGGAGCTTTACAACCTTTACCGCTCACAGTTACCGGGCGTGAAGTATGCGTCTAAGGTTGCTGAAAGGAGCGGTTCCAGCGATACCGCCTCAGAAAAGGACATTTTACTCTCTGAGCGTCGTAGGTTGGAACGGGCGCTCTCAAGGCTGAAATCTCTTTACCTGTACTCTGAAGAGGATATGTCCGAGAGAGACTATGTAATCGAGAAGAACCGGCTCACGGAGTCTCTTGACAAGGTAAATGAGCGGCTGGACAAACTCAACGACGGCCTATCTTCTCAGTTCTCCATCAGCGATGAAGAGCTGCTTGCGAAGGCCAGTTATTTCATCATGAGCCAGAAACTTCTGGACAGGCGCTTCGTTGATTACAGGCGTCTCTTGAAGGAGACAGACCCCCGAATCCTGAAGGAATTTATAAACTCGGTAAGCTCCAACTTTTGTATAAAAAACGGGCGAATCGAGTCCATAACCTTCAAAAACGGCATAATTCACGAATTTGTGTACGCCGACGAAGAACCTGTTGCCGAGGCTTCAGAGGGCTAAAAACGCCGAAAAATCCCCGAAATACGCTGATTTCGAGGATTTTTCTTTTGGCTCAAGGACCTTCTAAAAAACTGTTATCGAATGAACATCGCGTCGCCAAA